CGACCATTAAGTGTAACACCACCTAGCATTTGAATGCCATCATACTTACTTAAGTTACGACCCCACTGTTGTTGGAACAATGCTTCCACATAATCCTTCAACCAGTTATCATTATACATGGAAGTATAAGTTTCTGGGTCTTGACGCATATTACAATCAACCATAATATAATCACCTGGTGATATATCTTCCCAATCAAAGTCCATATAAAGTCTGCCTTGATGCTCGTTCCATTTAATTCTACGATTTGCTTGAGAGTTGGTTACCCAATCTAAAGTCTCAAGATATTGAGAAGTCAAAAAGTAATGTAAAATACGACCATGTGTCATATTGTACATATCATTCAAAAAGAGTTGATATTTAATATTGAATATATTACCACCAGACATTTTCGACATACCAATATTGGTATACACATGATTGATACCTAACATTCCTGGAGGTGTATCAATATAATTATCTGCACCATACCAATCAGTAGAACCTTCCTGTGAGAATCCTTCTCCCTGATCCAACATAGCCTGTGTAACTTCAACTCTCATGAAAGTTTTATAACTTCCATTGTAATGATATTCCTGATAGTAATCAATTGCTTCTTCAATTAGATCATCTAGTTGCTCAGTAGCAACGTTAATGTCTATCGTAGGATATCCTAACCTACGCAGAGCATAATCTCTTATCTCAGTTTTAGTGGCTGGTCTTGTAGCTGACATTTATCTTAAGCGAATGATTGGATAGTCAAGTTAGTAACATCATTAGCACCAACGGTTTCTCCTTTCTTGAAGAACCCATCAACATTATCAACGGTGACTGAAGTAGCACCTAGAGCAGTGATAACTCCTGTTGAACCAGAAGTACCACCTGTAACAGTTGCACCAACTTCCATTGTTGTAATGTCAGATAGAGCAAAGGTGGCATTAGTAAAGGTAGTTGAAGTATTAAGTGAAGCTCCTGTACCATGTATAGCAGAAACTGGGATTGTTGCTCCATTACCATGTATAGCAGAAACTGGGATAGTAGCATCGCCACCGCCACCTGTAATAGTTATAACTTCGGATGCTGCATAACCAGATCCATCAACATTAATAGCAACAGCAGTAACATTTCCACTAGCATTAGCAGTTACATCAACTGTCAATCCTGTTCCTGATCCAGAGGATGTTGTAGCAACTCCAGTTGTAGTTCCTTCAGTATATCCAGTACCAGCAGCAGAGATAGTTCCAAGAGTCTTAACTCCAGATGCATTAGCATTTGTTAGTGTAATAGTTTCAGAAGCAGCATAGTTCAAACCATCATCAACGATAGTTACACCAGTTACAGCACCTGAACCATCAACAGTAATAGAAACTGTTAATCCAGTACCAGATCCGCTTGCTGTTGTTGCAACAGTTCCTGCAGAATATCCAGTACCAGCAGTAGCAATTGATCCAAGAGTCTTAACACCAGATGCATTTGCGTTAGCAATAGTTAATGTCTCACCATTTGCATATCCAGATCCAGCAGCATTAACTGAGACATTAGTAAGAACACCGTTTGTAGCAGTAATATCAACAGTAGCACCTGTTCCTGATCCAGAGGATGTTGTAGCAACTGCAGTTGCTGTTGTATATCCTGTACCACCTACCAAAGTACCAAGGTTAAGTGTAGAAACACCACCAAGGTTAGGGTTAGTAATAGTTAATGTATCACCAATTTCATATCCAGAACCAGCAGCATTTAAAGCGATTGCAGTAACCACTCCACCTACTGTAGTAGTATCAACAGTTAACCCAGAACCAGTACCTCCACTAGTAGCAACTCCAGTTGCATTACTAAATCCACCAACACCATCAGTAGCAATTGATCCAAGTGTTACAACAGATCCAGGAGTAGGATCTCCAGATAGATTCAATACTAATGTAGTTGAAGTTGCAAGGTTATTAAGCATTGCACTCAATTGCTCAAATGCATTATCAAGTTTTGCTTGTACTCTTGCTTCTGTATAATATTGATTAGTTCCTTCAGAAAGATCAGTTGTAGATTTACTTGATAGATCTAAGTTTGCACCAGTTGCAGCTGCAACTCTTGCATTTGCTCTTGTGTCTGTGTAATAAAGATTTGTTGAACCTTCAGATAAATCATCAGTATCGGCAGCAGCAATACGTGCATCTGCTCTAGCATCTGTGTAATAAAGGTTACTACCCTCAGTGAGATCTCCTGTATCAGCAGCAGCAATACGTGCGTCTGCCCTAGCATCAGTATAATAAAGGTTAGATGATCCTTCAGTTATATTGTCAGTATCAAACTCAGTAAAGTCTATTGCTAAGTCAGCAGTAGCAAGTTTAATACCTGTACCATATGTAAAATGAGTTCTAGTTCTAGTAGCAGTCGTGAATAGATTAGTAGATCCTTCAGTTACGTTATCTGTATTAATATCAGACTGAGTTACAGAAAGAGCACCTGAACCATCATGTGTAATACCTGTACCATATGTGAAGTGAGTTCTAGTCCTTGCAGCAGTTGTGAATAGGTTAGTAGAACCTTCTGTTACGTTATCAGTATTTACATCTGCCTGTGTAACTGTAAGAGTATACGTTCCAGCAGCATCATCATAAACCTTAGTGATACCTGTACCAGCAACTATAAGAGCATTAACTCTGTCATCTACACGTTCGTTAGTGAAGTATAAATTAGACCCTTCTGATAAATCACCTGTATCGTGGTTGGAGATATCTGAAACTTGACCAGTTACATTACCAGTTAAAGCACCAGTAATAGCAGTTATATTTGCAGCATCTGCAAAAATTCCTTGCCATCTAACAGAAGATGTACCAAGATCGTATGTGCTATCTGCAGCAGGATTAAGATCCTTAGCAGTAGAAGTAGCACCTGTAAGATTACCAACTAAGTCTGAAGTAATCTCATTAGCAGCAAAGTCTCCAGATCCGTCACGTATGACTAAGTTGTTTGCAGCATTTGAACTTGCAGAAGCAACGTTAATTGTTGTGTTACCAGAAACACCATCAGCATTAGTAAGTGTAATACCAGAGTTAGCTGTAACACCAAATGTTCTATGAGCATAAGTGTTTGCAGCAGTCCTGACCATGTATCCAGTACCAGTCTGTGCAGCAAGTGCAGTTATATCTGCATCATCGTAAGTAGTTGTAAGAGTAACAGCAGCACTACCATCAATGGATACGTTACCATTTACAACACCGTCAATTGTTAATACTCTAGCAGTCTTCCATGCATCAGCAGTAGTTGCGTTACCTAAGAATCCAGCACCTGCACCAGTAGCACTAGCAGCAGTAATTTGATTAGCAGCAAAGTCTCCAGAAGCATCACGATTAACAACTGTAGATGCTGTATTAGCACTTGCAGTTGTCATATTATCAAGGTAATCAACGTTTAAGTTGTTAACCTTAGTAGTAGATGCTATTGAGAATGGAGCAGTACCAGTACTTAAATTTGATATAACCTGACCATCAACTGTTATAGTACCATCTACATTTACATTATTATCAACATCAAGTGCAGTACCAGCAGCAGTAAGATTTAAAGAACCAGCTCTAAGAGCACCGTCTGTACCAGCTAATACTTCAGAAGTATTTGTTGCATCTGTTATGAATGAGAATTGGTTTGCTGATCTGTCATATCCAAAGAACCCAATTTTAGCAGAGCCGTCGTAGTAACGGAACTCAACACCACGATCCTTAGCATCGTTAGACGCTGGTGCTGTGTCACCACCCAGAGTAATAATAGGGTCATCGAGAGTTGTGACCGTACTATTGACAGTAGTTGTTGATCCATTTACTATTAGGTTACCTCCAACCGTAAGATCATTATGGAATTCACCATCACCAGAAGTATTAGTTACAGTGAATGCTGAACGTGTATTAGTCGCATCATAAACTACAAAGTTTCCACCGATATATGTGTTCTTATCAATCGTTGCACCACCAGAAACTTGGAGAGCAACTGAACTATCTGCAAGTGATGTTGCATCCTGAGTATTACTAATTACAAAATTACCTGAAACATCAGCATTAGCATTAAGATCTAATGCACTACTAAGTTCAGTATTACCATATACTCTCAACCCTTCACCAATCGCAAGATTCTTACCAATAGCAGCACCACCAGTTAATCTAATAGCACCATCAGCAGCGTATGATCCTGTTAATGTTTGTTGTGTGTTATTGGTAAATGTATTAACACCAGATGTTCCGAATGTATCATTAATCTGTGTAGCATCACCAACGGTTAATGTACCAATGATATTTGTATTACCGTTATCGGTATCAACCTCAAACTTCGCAACTGCAGAACCATTTTGTACAGAGAAGACTTCGTTGGCAGCATTAATTACAAGTGAATCAATAATATTTGTTTGACCTTGTACAGTTAACGTACCTTGTGTTTCTGTATTACCATTATCTGTATCAACAACAAACTTATCTACAGAACTATTGTTCTGTATTTTAAACATCTTATTGTCAGCATTGATAGTTACATTGTCTTGGAATGTAGCACCAGCATCAACATTTAATGTTGAATTTAATTCTGCAGCTGCATCAACAGTTAATGTACCTGATATATCTGTATTACCAGTTGCATTATCAACAAAGAATTTATCTGTTGTACCAGAACGAACAGCAAAGTCTGCATCAACATCAACAGTACCATTAAATTCTGAATTACCATTTTGTACTAGATCACCTTCAGATGTGATATCTCCTGAAGCACCTAGAACTTGAAACTTAATTGAATCTCCAGAGTTCTTCTTACCTACAAATAAACCTTCTCCAGATCCAGTACCACCAACATGTAGTGAGGTGTTAATACCAGCACCACCATAGACTCTTAAGTTAGAAGTGTTATGATTTGAATAACTTGGAGTGTATGCACCAACAGAACCAGCACGTAGTTTATATCTGACAGATAGGTAGTTCCTTAAACCATAGTTCTCAGTTGCATCTTCTTGCTGGTTAAAGTCACCGTTAAGATACAAGTCACCATTAAACAATACATTCTTATCAAAGTATGCACCACCATCTACTCTTAATGCACCATAGTCACTATTTTGAATTGTATGTGGAGCACCAGATAGAATATCAGGGTTATCTGTAGATTCAAAATGAACTAGGTCAGCAACATTTAATTTACCTTCAGTATTGGTGTCACCATTATCTGTATCAACAACAAACTTATCTACTCCAGCAGCAGTTTGAACTTTGAAGGTCTTATTATCTGCTTTAACAATAGTCTCATCAGATACTGTTAAAGTACCAGCAATAGCAGTATTACCAGATGCTGCTACAACATTAAACTTGTTAGAATTAATATTAAGATTATTAGTTATATCAACAACACCATAGAATGATGCGTTACCTGTAGTGCTTTGTAGTTCGATACGATTAGTACCAGAACCATTGTTTAATTGTAAAACCTTAGAAGCACCTTGGATAACAATATTATCATCATGGAGAGTTGTACCATGAACAGTTAAGTTAGTATCAATATCTACTGAACCACCAATATTAACATCATCTCCAATACCAGCACCACCAGCAACTACCAAGTCTCCAGTAGTATTAGATGTTGAGTTAGTATTAGTTGTTAGTTTTAAATTTCCAGCAATGAGTCCAGCATCTGTTCCAGCGAATACCTCTGAGGTATTTGTGGCATCGTAGAGGAAGGTGAACGCTCCTGAATGTCCTCCAAGATCGTTGGCCGAATCGTCGTAACCAAAGAATCCAACCTTTGCCGAAGAGTCGTAATATCTGAATTCAACTCCTCTGTCTTTGCTGTCATCTGAAGCTGGAGCAGTATCACCACCAAGAGTGATAATAGGATCATCCAACGTAGTAACGGTTGAATTAACTGTTGTAGTCGTTCCATCAACTTGTAAATTACCTCGTATAGTTACTAGACCTGTAACATCTCTATCATCATTAGGGTCTATTAATATATCACCAGTACCACCCATGTAGTCGCCTTGGAACCTTAAGTTCTCTACATGAACTTTACCACCAGCATCTGATGCATCTATATCAACTACATCTTCTGCAGAAATAGTTACTGTACTTGTACCAGTACCAGAGTTAGTTGCAAGTATACTTAAAGATCTAGCAGAGGTTGAGTTCTGTGTAGTCTGGAATGTTAGATTACCATCTCCAGTCTTGTCTAGAGTTTGTGCAACCGCCCCATCAAGGGTAATGTCTGCATCACTAAAATAAAGTCTTGCGTTAATATCAACTTCTCCAGCACCACTATCACCAGTATTATTTGCCCCAAACAATAGATTACCACTTGTATCATTAACCTTAACATAGTTGAGATAATTAAATCCACGGTATCCTGAAGTAGCAGTTAGTTCTTGGTCAAGGTCGAAGTCCTCTTTCGAGTTGCCGTCAGCAAAAGAAATTCTACTGTTTTGTAATTGATCATTATCAATAGCACCAGCAGCGAATGTAACATGACCTGCTGCAGATACATCAAAATCTTCTTGGTCAAATGAAGCAAGTCCTTTCTGAGGTGTTGCACTAGCACCAAGCCATCTCCATGATCCAGCATCAGTAGCATCAGTATGTGTAGGTGCTCCAGCTCCAGCAACTACATCTGCAATAGCTTGATAAAGGTTTGATGCATTAGTAATTTGATCGTTTCTGGAATAGGTTGCTGCATTATCATATGCTGCTGCTGTAGTTCCTTGAGTTGCCGTTGCAATTGGTAATGTTGTTGATGCTGTTAGTCTACCATAATCATCAACTGTGTAGTTAGTAGCATTGACAGTTTCTGAACCTGCAATTGATGTTAGTGATGCTGCGTTATACTCAGCAGCAGTAACAGCAGTTGTGATAAGATCAATTGATGGATTATCATTAATACCAGCACCTTCACTAATTGCAATTCTTGTAGCAGTACCAGTAATAGTTCTGGTTTGCATAGCACCAGAACTTGTTCTAGCAATTAAACCAGTTGTAGTGAGAGCAGCAATTGCATTTAGATCATTATCATATGGTTGAGCACCAGTTCCTTCTATACTTGTATCTAATCCATATGCAGCAAGAGTAGTTGGATTAGTTGCTGTTTTAATTCTTCCTTTAGCATCTACGGTAACTTTAGTATACGTTCCTTCTGATTCAGCAGTACCATCATAATGTGGTAAAGTTGAAATTAGTTCTAAAGATGTAGATAAGTTTAAGTTTGTAGAACCATCAAATACACCAGAAGCTTGAATATCATCAGAGAGTTGAATCTGACGTGTTGAAGCAAGTCGTGTAGCAGTAGAAGCATTACCAATTAGAGTTGATGTAATAGTTGCTGCAGCAAAATTACCATCAGCATCCCTTTGAACCAATGTGTTTGCAGTATTTGATGTTGACTCAACTGGTCTCTCATACCTTAAAGAGTTCCACGCTGAAACGCCATCTCCGATTTTAAATCGACCAGTGTCTAATTCTATCCCTAATTCACCTTGTGCCAATGTAGGGTTTGAGTTTGCCCATTCCTGAGCACCACCTCTTCTTAACTGTATTCTATTTGCCATTTTATTGGAACAACTCTATAAAACATGCTTCCAAGTTATTTATGTCATTAAAAAGGGGGAACTTAATCCCCCTTTAATTATTCTTGGTCGGTGATATCATCACCAGGTATATCTACATTATCCACTTCGGGTGTTGGTGGATTCTCTTGATAATATTCTAATGCTTCAATAGCACCTTGTAGTTTTAAAGCAACTACTTCATTATCTTTAATCTTCTTTGCTGCTTCTTGGTTTTCATTCACCAAATTTTGCAAACGCTCTTTAAATTGAGCAAGCATCGTTTCTTGCGATACCTTTTCTACTGGGTCTGTCATGATACGGTTTTGTTAGCTAACGTTTTCAAGAGTGACTTTATTTCACTTATTTCTGATTTTAACTCAGAAACCTCATTTTGTAAAGCCTGTCTTTCTGATATTTCTCTTTGACGCTTATTATAAGTCGCCATGTATTTATCATATTCTGATTGATTGGCATTAATTATAGCATTGGTATTAGGATCTCTAAACCAACCCTCTTTACCATCAACAGGTACTAAATCTTTTATGTCCATTATGTAGCAAGGCAAATAGCACGTAGGTCTGCAATTAAAGGTACTCTAGCTTGGTTTGAAGATCTCATTACAATCTTAAGTTGGAATGCATTGAAGTTCAATCCACTAGTTTCATAGTAGTAATCCTTCCAAAGAATTTCTTCTGATGGTGCATCATCATATTGTAATGGTGCTGGCATTAAAGTCCAACCAACTGAATCAACATCATCACCACTTCCTGTCATGAATACTCTATAGTATACTCTAACTTCAGCTTGTGGAGGACGTGACATCTGGAAATCAACTCTTATAGATCTCGATTCTCTTGCTAGTCTTGCAAGACGAGTTATATAAACAGCATCATTCTGATCACCAAATGGTAATACTGAAACATCCTGTGATGTATCTATATTATTTTGCTGACCGTATGCTTCAGGACCACCAGGCCACTTATTGATTCTATTCATTGTAGTTATCAATGAACATCTATCAAGGTCAACAACAGGAGATAGTGATTCCTTCTCTGTTGATAATTGAATCCTCATTGTGAGAGACTTAGTACCACTCAACTTAGCAAGTTCATTAACCTCAGAACAAATCATTCTTGGGTTATCGAAGAAGTTCATATTATTAAGAGTGATAGGAACATACGTTCCATCATTAACAAATGAAGCTTGATCAACACTAGTACTTCCATTACCAATAGAAGTTGCACTTGTTGTATTAACAGTTGTAGTAATATCAGTTTCTGGTAAATCCATTGTTGAAACATTTGGTGTCATAGTTTCAAATTGTGTATTCTGACTAGCCCAAATTAGATCACCACCACCACGTATACCATTTGTTGCTACACCTGTTATGTGAAGCATATAAGTATCTAACCAAGGACAAGATATACTTGTATGGGTCTTATTAATATCAATAAGTGGAATACCATCTAAGTTATAACACTCTACAATATCACCTGAAGAGTGTGCAACTTCAGTAGTACTATTAGCACCTCTACCACCAGTAGCTACTGTAATAGATTTACCATCACTTGCAACTGCAGCGTACTGAATAATCTCATCACCGATCTTAAGATAACCAGGATTACTAGCACTAATTGCTGCACCATTAACAACAGTATGGAAATCAGATCCATCCTCAACGTTAATAGTAGTGGTTCCAACTGACAATGCACTTGTTAATGCAGTATTAGCAATCTCTGATACAGCACCTTCAACAGTAACATTATTTGTTCTGTTGTGCATACAATGATTTCTATGATATATCAATACCTCTTTATCATCTGCTGCGAATGTAGGAACACTTGCTAGGTAAGCACCACGAGAATCTCCAGAGTACGTTACATTAGCTACACTACCAGTGAATCCACCAGACTCACTAATAGTCTCTGATGCAGTAAAGCTACCAGTCACGTTAGTAAGTATTAAAGTAGCACCAACATAACTCTTAACAAGTCCAGTAATACCTGAAGAACCTCCAGTTACAGTTTCACCAACTGTTAATGAACCTGTACCAGAACCAACTGTTATTGTTGCTTCTGCTTGATATGAAGTTAATATGTATGTGGAACCATCTAACCAGTTACCAGTTATATCTGTTACTGTAACAGTATCTGCAACAGATCCAGAAGTTGTAGATGAAACAACAGTTGCCTGTGCATTAGTTCCTGTTTGAGTTACCCTAGCACCATCAGTAAATGTATACTGAGTTGTTTGTGGATCTAATGATAATACTTGTTTAGGTTTAATAGTTTGAATTGGGTTATTAATTAATCTATGAACACCACCGTTACCCTTACCTTGTGGTGTGTTATTAAGAACTACAGTACCTTTCTCCTTTGTAAAGTTAGCACGATATATCGTGAACTTAAGGTCTTCATACTGATCAGCAGTCCATGTAGATGCGTTCTGTGACTTGAATAAGACACCAGCATAAGGCTGTTCTGATATAGTTCTAGTTCCTGTTACATCAACATCACCCATTCTAGAAATCCAGATCTTATATTCATTAGAGTCTGAAAGAAGAACGAAACAATATTCCGTAGATGACTTAATATATACAGGTGCTTTAAACTTGAAGTTAGTCTTAACAGATGCAGTTTCAGATATTTCAATATTATCTGGTGTAACTGTTATGTCAGAGAATGGTAGAATAGTCTTTGTTGGATAACCATTTTCCATTGTTCTAATTTGCATAGAAACTGGAATATTAGTATCCTTAGTATTAAAGAATAGATCAACACTAGATATGAATACACCACCTTCTTCTTCAACAATGAATGATTGAGCAAGAGGGTCATACCAACCAATCTGTCTAGATTCTGTTCTAGTAGTTGTAACAACTCTATCTTCACTAACTGTATCTCTAACAATCTCAGCATTTCTAACTGCGAGAACATTTTCTTGAACAGTCTGTAAAGTACCAGATGCTGAGTATGTAGTATCTGCAGATGAATCAACTGCTCCTAATGCCTTACTATTCTCTTCAGAAGTTGTGAATCTAAAGGATCTAGTACCTGTAGCCCAACGAGGGTTAGCATCATTCTTAGGAGAAGGTATAAAGAAACATCCTTGAATATTACCAACGTTGTCTGTTAACAGACGACGATCTCTAACAACTGCTCTAGCACCAGATGTTTGACCAACTAGAACTTCACCTACCTGCATATTACCAAAGTAATCTGGAGATACAGTTTCTGATATAGCAGTTATATCATGATTTAAATATATTGTTTGTGAAGAATATGAAGTAGGAAGAACTTCTGTACCCTTACCATAAGGATTAGTTTTATATCCATCATCAGGTGCAGCAACCTTTACTTGCATTCTTGAAGTTTCTCCTATAACTGTTTCACCAACAACAAATGGAGTCTCATTAGTACGAGCATCAGTTGTAGAGTTTTTAATTATCTCAATTACTTTAGGTGTAATACTAGTTGTAACGTTAACACCATCAAAGAATGCATAGAATCTTGTACGTGGCTTCATACGATCAACGTTGAATCCTATATTACGAGATCTAATCCAAGGAATAGTACTTCTAGAAAGAACTGTATCACCTAATGATCTTCTTTCAATCTTAGGAACAACCCTAGAACGAACACCTTGACGTGCCTGATTATTAACAACACGATAAGTACGACGCTCATGTAGATAGAATAGACCTTGACGACGCTGACCGTGACCTGCACGACCTAACTGACGACCAACACCAAATGTACCTGAAGAAGATCTTTGTGATGATGAAGACTGTAATGTTTCACCAGTCCAGTTAGTCTGCCAAGAACCCCATTGAATAGGTGCGAAACCGTTCTGATCAACCTGCATATCCTTAGATACGGATGAGAAGTCTCCTTCGATGTTCTCAACACGAGCTGGAAGACGCTCAATATCAACCCAGTCATCAGATGCTGGAGTAAGATCAATACGTCCAATGAATGTGAATACGTTGAATGGGTTAATGTTCTCAGTTCTTGAAGCATATGGCTGTGTAATAATAGCCTCATCTTCAAAAGGTAACATAATTACATTACCTTCAGTCTTCTGAACATCAACAGAATCTGATTCATTATATACAAGTCCAACGTTAGTTGTGTAATGCTGAGGTCGTAATTGACCTTCTCTAAAATCTAGAGAACACTTATAATCTGCATTTAAAACATCCCCAATAGTATGATCGGTAAAGTCATCAACAATATATCCATTCTTTAATCTATCAAATCCGTTCTCATCATATGTCTTAGTATTATCTGCCTGAGATTCAAGCATTGATAATGATGTATAGTATTCAACGTTAGTTAAACGATTCTCCAAATCACCAATATCTTTCATCGTATAACGACGAATAACTTCTGCAGTTATAAGACAATCTCTTTCTGGATCAAAGACGTATGGCTTATATTCTATAGTTGCCAACAACATAGAGTTCTCAACTCTATCTGGTGGAATAAGAAACTTACCAGAGACACCTTTTTGTACTCTTAATTTACTATCATGTGAAAGATAGAGGTAATCAATTCTTGGTAGATACCATGTATAGTCTGCTCTGAATGAAGAATTGACCTGCATAATATCAAATACGGTTGCAGCACCAGAACCACTGACTGTAGAGAATACTCTAGATACAAAGTCAAAAGTAGTACAGTTAACATAATATGGAGAACCCATACTACCTTGACCATTACGCAATTCTTTTACGCCTGGACGGAAGTCAATTTGATCTCTAATATACTTAATAGAACCATCAAGTTTATAGTTAGGAATCTCTTTATAAGTTATACCAGTATAAGATTCGTTAGAGAAGTAATCACCTGAAGATTCGTGTGATAGGTAATCAAATATAATTAACAGTCTTCTTGATGGTGCAATAGTAGATGGCAATCTAGTAAGTCTAGAAGCATCATAATAATTAGTTCTTTGACCAGCTTCTAAAGTAAATTGATCTGTAATAACTTTACTACCAAGGAATATTGATCCAGCACTATCATCAACAATACCAGCAAGAGCACCACCAGCAGCATCAAATCCATTTATAGTTTCACCTATAATAAATGGTTTTTCATTCAATGCAACAAAGAAAAGTTTTAATGCAGAGTTTTCAAAACTAATAACTCTACCTCTTGCTCCAGATGTTTTACCTTCTATTAAAGTACCTGCAGCAAAGAATACAGATTCAGTTAATATAACATATGGTGATGATGCATCATTATTATCATATGACTCGTATATTGCATGAATATTATATACATCATTAATACCAAATGAGATTGCCTCATCTTGTACTCTAGTACCATATAAAGAACTATATTCTAGACCTGTTGGTTGTGTATCTAATTTCTGATTTGTCTTGAATACTTTTAATGCTTGCATCTTAGATGCAGTTTTCAACTTCTTAGTAACAGTGTTCTTAGATACTAAAGCAGTTAATGTAACAGTTGCAACTGAACCTAATCCACCAATAGAGATTGACTGGTTATTAGCACCATATGTTGCTGTTAAGTTTCCACCAGAAACCTCGGCATCAACATCTATATTCTGACCATTAGCCCATGTTCCACTACCACCATTAGCTACAATAGTAAGAGTAAAGTTCTCTGAAGACATAGCACCAAATGCTTCATTCTCAGGAACTGTAAATGTAATAGAACCAGTAGTTACCGTTTTAGATGCAAAGTTTCTGTATACAAAGAATGATTCATCAGATATAGATCTCATTGTATCTTCTGGTAAGTCAAAAGATAATTCTCCATTCTGATAATCTTTCTGGAATACGAAAGGACGCATCCTTACAACATCACTATAATCACCATCACTAATAGCACCTGGATTCATTGATGATGCTGTTTCAAGTTCTGCTATCTGTGAATCATAATCAAATATTACATCAGCATCAGCAACAGTTGATTTTTTATTAATCTTAGTTACACCAATCGCTGTTGGATTTACTCTCTCAATACGAAGAGTATTTTTACCTTCAAAGTCAGACACAGTTGTAGTAATAACATCACCTGGTCTCAAATCATTTTCAAATCTTGTACGGAAACCAGTAATCTCTTGATTAGAAGCTTGGTCAATAGCAACAGTTGTACATTCAATTGGTTGAACATCATTAAGTATCCAATTGCAACCAAATCTTACTGCACCACCACCAGTATATCCAAAGGATGCTCTTGTATCAGTTAACTGATAAGTATGTGCTGCTTCTAAAGTACCAACATTAAGACCATCATGCTCTAGAATTTCACCAACTGTGAATTGACCTGAGACATGTTCCAACATAATATAATGAGTTTGGTTACCAGTATCTGCAACATAACCAGTAGCACCAGATGTCTTACCTACAATTCTACGTCCAGCAGCAATACCTGGAACTGATGCTACAGCAGAATGGACTGCATTGTTAATATTAACAGCAGTAAACATTTGGGCATCAAAAAACCACATATCATATACACCAGCACTAGCTGCAGTACCTGACTGAGAAGCATTTGATGCTGCTGTAGAAGCTGCTTGTAACTGAATACACCTACATCTACCAATCCTATTACCACCACCAGGTTCATCATTAGTGGAATTTAAAGTCCAAGTATCATATAAATCTAATGTTTGATATCCATCAGTAACACCATCACCAGAAATTTCTGGCCATCCAAAAACATCATAAACCTTTACAAAGTTACCAAGATTGAAATTGACAATTGAGTTATTACTCATGTCAAAATCTCTAGGCTTATCTACATCAACATATTGTGGTGCAATAAATTCTGTGCGATATCCTTTAACATATGCTTTACCTGGAGAAACTTCAATAGCAAGTTTCCCTTCATTAGCTAAATTACCATCAGCAGAAGTTTCATTCAAAGAATATACACCATTATTAAATCCATCATTAAGATGTTCTCTAACTTTTACATCAAAAGTATCAATTACATAGTCTCCAGACTCTTCAAAAGTCCTTCGAGCCATAGATCTCTCTAGCTCACTATATGCAGTTCTATTAACAAAATTCTCTACTCTACTCTTATTAATCCTTAATAGCTCAATAAAATCTTTATCTGCATCATCACTAATTAATCTCTTAACAAATTGTGTTTTAATTCTAAATCTATGACCACCTGGTGCAGAATAGTTTGAAGTACCAGCAGCATTATCATTCAAACTCTCATCATCTTCTGGAGTTATAATAGATTCTAAAACTTCTAAACCAACCCTATAAGATGGATTGTTACCATACTGATCTAATAATAGATATGCAGTAGGAACATTTATAAAATGCCCTCTAATATAATAGACACCTTCACTAATATAAGCAGCAGATCCAACCTCAGTAGCATTTACTGGAAGTAACTGTGCAAATGGAGTCCCAATTTCAATAAGAGTTGATCCAAATGTAATCTCTTTATCGGCAATTAACTGCTCATTAATTAGAAAAGTCTTGGATGCTGTTGATGATGTAGTATCACCAGAATCAATATACTTAACATATAACGTTATATAACCTTTCTCGGATTCAGTAGCAGAAATACTATAAAGAACTTTTGCCCTAACACCTGTTGTCAAACCTTCAATAATAGATCCATCTAACTGTTCTCTATACGTTTCAACTTCACTACCAAGGAATGACTCTTGAATTAATATTGCTTGTACATTTAAGTCGTAACCAACCTGTCCTGGAATAACCATTGCACCTTCTTTGAAGGTTGCAGTTCCCATAGACTCAATTTGATTCTGCAGAATACTCTGCATTGTTGTAAGTTCCCTTGCCTGTATAGGAAATCCAGGTCGGAACAGCACTCGATAAAAATTCTTATCTTTATCAAAGTCGTCGTAATACGGTGTTACGTTTAAGTTAGTATTTTGTGCCATTCGGTTAGAACTCGATTACGATTTTAATGTCTTCTACTTGGTCGTTTGCACGACTGATTGATCTTCTATTATCTATGTATACAACCTGACCACTATTTGACTTAATCTCTGGTTTAGCATATCCAGAGTTAAATTTCATACCAAGATCATATTCAGTATTGTTAATAGTTCTAGAAGAGGTATTTGGTACAGCAGGGAAGTTAACATCTGGTTGTCCAGCAGCACCCGAAGTTGATCCACTAATAACATTAGATCCATCAAATTCGTTTTGAGTACCTGTAACTTCAGGGAAAATACCATCAACAGCATTCTGATAATATTTCAAAACTTTAGTTGTAGCATTCCATGAAATAACTCTTGCACGAGAGGTAACATTTGTACCACCAACAACACGTGTCTGGGTGATGATTTCATCAGGAACGTAATTACCTTGGAATGTTGGTGCAAAAATAACTGCTTTAGTAGCAGAAACCGTTAAATCAGAAATCAACTCAGTTGTACCAAACTTGAGTGGATTTGTGATTAAACCAATACGACGGTAATCATTGTCAATAGGGAAGTCACCAGCACCCTCATCATATGAGAGTTTAGCATTAATCATAACTCGGAATGCACCAAGTTCAACAATAGTATCATTTCCATGACCACCTGGAGGAGGAATGATCACATCGACTTGACCACCTTGACCAGTACCAATACCAGTAATATTATCAACAGAAATTTTACCAAAGGTATATCCAGTACCACCAGAAGTAACGGTAGCAGAAATGATCTTACCACCATCAACAACAATACTAACCCTACCGCCAGTTCCATCACCATTAATGGCGACGTTATCGTAAGTGCCGTTGTTGTAACCAGCACCAGCAGCAGTAATAACAATAGTGTCAATTTCACCCTCAACTGCGTTCGTTTTCACTGCGTCATTAGTAAAGACTGGCATATAGTCATTACTAAAAAACTTAAGAACAGATGCAACTGGAATAGTATACATATACTTCCAACGATAACCATCACCAGTTGTAACAATAGAGGTACTAGTACCAGTAGGTTCAACTGTAGAGGGTTTTCCGTTAGGATCGCTAGGAGATGTTCCGTTATAGATGCACTTATAAACTTGATACTGAGAATTTACAACATAAAAATCAGAATCATATAGTTTAGTAGCACCAGAGGCAGCAGTTCTACTAGGAGAATAGTCATGTCTGTACATGTCATAGGTAAAACCTAATCCACCAGTAGTTTGTTCTGGGGAAACCCAGTCAATCCTACGAGCAACCTGTACTGTATCAGCAGCAAGAACTCTTTTCAGAGAGATCATATCATCATATGATCCAGAAAATTCTGCAAAAGAATCTACTGCTTGCGGTGGTGAGTTTTCATTGTCCCAACTTTGTGGTCTTCCAATGAATAAGTATATGCGATCACGAGAAGTTCCAGCAGCATCATCACTTTGAGTCGCATCTGGACCTTCAAGAGCTTTTATGAATTTCTGTGCCGAAAATATTCTAAATTGATCAGTTAATAGAGCTGCCATTTCCTAGTGACTATTGTCCTCTTGTTTATTTATGTGTATTACGAACGGAGTTGTGCAGAATACTCAATTCTACTGAGTCTATAAGTAGCACCACCGTTACCCATTATATCTTCTCCACCCATAACTACTTGAGCAGCTGCTCCACTTCCAGTAGAATCACCAACTGCATTAACGAAAGTTACTGTTGGGTGTGTATTATATGTATTGTCAACAGATTGCACAATTCCATAACCACCATTGACAATAGTACATGAAGCAACTTGGTCTTGTGCAGATGTTAAATTAACAGTTGCTGTACATTGTATATCACCAACATTCTCAACTGTTACTGTTGGAACTGCTGTATAGTTAGTACCTGGACTTTGAATTATAAAATCAACCACGGTACTATCATGTGAAAACTCATACAAGTATCCACCTATACCTACATTAACATTACCAGTATTAAACGGAGTTATATCCTGAACTATAAGTACAGAATTAACTGGATCCCAAGAAACTACAGTTGCTCTAACACCAGAAACAGATCCAGTAACAATTTCGTTAACACCAAAATTCAATCCATTAGAAAGATTAGGATCTAAGAATAATTTTATAAGTGCAGTATGTGGAACACCATCAGTTAAAGTACCTGCATCACTAACTGTAGCATACTTAAATGGCAAACTACCATCTTTAACCTGATCACCAACTTGGAATAGGGTTGTATTTTGACCACCTTGGGTTTCTTCAATACCATACAATGAAGTATGGATACCACCATCAAGATTTATTTGATTTTCATAATCAGTTCCTGCATTAACAAGATCTATAATTCCATCTCCAGCACCATCTAATTCATCGTTGTCTTCAAATTCTTTATCTATTATTTGAGATATTGGTTCTGTTAAAGCTATAATAAATGCACCTTCAGATGAATCTACATCTAAAAGAACATGAGGATTAAATCCACCTGGAGCAGATGCTGCAAGACCAGCATCAAATTGAACAATAGCATCTTCAGTTGATGGTATTCCAGCATCAATAAATGCCAATTCATCAACTTCAAATGTTACTAATAATTCTCTAGTTGTTGGATCCCAGTCATATACCTTTGCAACCTTATTACCTTCATTTTCAATTTTTCTAATAACTCTATCATTAACATTAAACTTATAAGTTGAATTACCCTCACCATCAATCTGTCCAGCATCAAGAACAATTCTCTGGTCAAAATTAAAATTAACTCCTCTAGTTAAACCAGAGAATTTACCTTTAGATTTAGCAGTATATGCAATGGTTTCTTTGTTAAGAATTAATTCACCAGAACCAGGGAAAGCATCAGTAGAATCAACATACAATTCAGTATCAGATTTTAATACATCCTTAACAAGACCAGTGAGGAAACCAGCAACAGAATTGTATGCCTGTCTTGCTCTTGACTTACGTTTTAAGTTAACTAATTTTGTGAATATTACTTTAGGTTGATCAATATATCCGCTACCTGGATCTGTAATTTCAATATCAGTAATAACACCTTGAGCAACTTTTGCTATAGCTTTAGCACCAATACCTCCACCACCATTAATAAGAATATAAGGAGGTTCTTGATAATATTCACCTTCATCTACAATATTAATATTAGTAACTCTACCAAGTACATCAATTTCAGCAGCACCTTGAGCACCTTGTCCTCCACCACCTTCAAAGATAAGTGTTGGTGGTGTAGCATAATCTCTTCCACCTTGTAATAGTGATAAACCTGTAACTGTCTGTACAGTAGGTGTTCCTGTAGCACCAGTACCCTCTCCACCTAATATTCTTGCAGTTGCTGCACCAAAATAATTATCACCTTTTTTGGTCATCTTAACATAACTGACAGTACCATCAGTATTCAATACAACATCTCCTGCTGCACCATCTGGGAATGTATCTGGTTGAGCAGGGACAATATCACCCTCAAACAATGGAGTACCATACATTGTTGGTCCAATTGCATAAGGATAAGTTGGAACACCACTACCGTTTTCTGTTAAGAAATAAGCATAAGTTCCATTAGGATACTCAGGAGTAACAGCAAATTTACCATTATGTTCATCCAAAGTACCAACACTAGTATCCCAAATATAATCTTGAACTAAATCTCCAATTACATATCCATCTTGAACTGTTCTTATACCAATACCAGAAGTTGTATAACCAAAGGTATACAAAGCAAGAGGTGCAGTTACAGGTACTTCAAATCTTATCTCTCTTGCAGTAGCAGTATTAAACCCACTAATATAAGCACTATAAGTTACTTCGGATCCTTCTAACCAATAGGTAATACCTGGTCCTTCAAAAAGATATGTTGTATCTGGTGGAGTACCAGCATGCCATCCATCATCAGTAGTAGATATTAATAACTGTTCATTATCATTACTAGAATCATTCTGTTGGAATACATATGTTTTTCCTCTCCATAAACTTAAGAAAGGAACAGTGCTACCATCGATATTAAACTCACCATTAGCAACTGTTACAGCATAAGTTATAGTTTCTGCAGTAACTACATCGGGTCTAGCACCAGCTAATTCATCACCTACTCTATATCTAAATCCAGTAACTTCTCTAGCAACGGTATTAGTACTATCATATCCATAAGGTCCGTAAATAGGATATCCATCAAATGCCATTCCTAATATCTTAGAATGACCATCAGCATGCCGTGAATAATCTATAGTAGAAGGATCAGATTCATTACTCTGATAATAGTCTGTAATATAATAATCATTAGGTAAAGGATCATCATCTATTTCTAGATCCAAAGTCATATATCCTTCATGACCTTCATACCCAGACATATATCTGTGATACTTACAGTAATAATATATTCTACTATTTTCATCACCATTCATTATGAATAAAGGTTTAAACTCATTTTCATAATCTGTAGATGGTGCTTCTGTTATTCCTGTACTCTTATAATATAAACTACCACCATTTAACAACCCATCCTGTGTGGTACTAAACTGCATAGGATGTCCATGAGGATGATGATCAGACGGTTGATTAGTTGAATCGGATTGATTCCAAATAATTAAATAATTTCTCTGTACCTTAATATTTTCTGGTGCAAAATAATATTGTCCCTCAACAAAAGGACCAAACTCTGTAGAATCTGGACCAAACTCAATATAAAAAATACCGTTAGTTAACGTTGTTGGTGGTTCTAATATTTTAAAACTAAACCCAGTAGATCCTAAAACAACATTATTCTCAGCAAACACATCAGACCCACTTATATTTCTAACATAGATGTGGGTTATAGTTCCTAAATTATTTCTTACAATCTTTGCAATTTCTGCTTTAGCAGTAGTAGCTATAGCATCTATAGTTCTACCTCTCTCAACTACACCTAAAGTTTCATCAACATTACCAACTTCAAACATCAAGTTATCAAATTCTGTTTTAATGTTCCAAGTAAAAGGTCTAATCTTACCCCAATCAAACACACCATTATGTTCAGCAAACTCAGAAATCAATCTAGATGATTGATAGTAATAAGTATTACCATCTACTACTGCATCAGAAGAAGTGTTACTTTTAATATGTGAATGTTTAACTGCATCAATTGAAAATCCAGGAGTAGGATTTCCAGCTTGACCCCATTCTGGAGTATGAAGTTGAACTCCATTTGCCATTATACCTAATGACTTATTAAGTTGCTCTTGTCTAGCATCAGGATGAGGAGCATCTTTACCACCCCTAAAAATATAAGTTTGATCAAATGAACGATCTACTAATGATCCACCACTACTAACTGCACCAAAAGTAGCAGACTTAAAGGTATGAGCACTAGTATTAGTTGCAGGAGCAACACCCAATACTTGTACGGTAATAGTTGTAGATGTTGTAGAAAGAATTGGTATAGCAACACCTGCTACTGGATCAGTTGCACGAGGATATGTATGATCAGTACCATGATCATCTAAAGCACAAGTAAACGTTAATGAATCTGTTGCAATCTTAATACTATCACCTGTAGTATAACTATGACTACCAATGGTCATTTCCATTAAACCAGTAGTAGGGTTGTAGTTAATTGCTGAAGGTGTATACTGAGCAAGAGTACCACCAGATCCACCACCAGGAGCTCTTTCTGCTAAAAGGGGTGTTGGTTTTGGATGATTATCACTTTGTATTCTTAATCTATCACTATTAGAAGTGAATAATCCAGTTGTAGGTGAATTGGGATGTGACTGCCATATCCTATTAATATCAAAAGATTGTATGACAGTTGGTGTATCTTGTGTTGGTATTATTTGCAATCTAAGAGGATCATATCCAAGACCTCTTTCTAAAACTCTAACATGAACTATCCTTCCAGATAACTCATCAATAATTGGATATAGAAGTGCTTCCTGTGTCGGAGTACCACAACCAGTAACAGTTAATCTTGGAGGATTGGTTATATCATAACCTTCACCACCATCAACTACTTGTATTGCACGAACACCAAATTTTTCATCAAATATGGGTTCAATTACAGCACCGTATCCAGGAACAGTTCTTGTTGACATATCTTATTAACCAACTACGTTAATAGTTCCTTGCATTGCTGCATGGAGTGTACATTGATAATAAAGAGTACTTGGAGCATCCATTGGAACTGTCCAATAAAGAACTGCAGTTCCACTACCAGTCTGACCTGTAGTATAAGGAGTTCCAGTTAAACCTTGAGTACTTTGAATTCTAAATGGGTGTGCAGTTGCTTGGACAGTATTATCAAAAGCATATGTTAGACCTCTCATAACATAAAGAGTTGCATCAGCAGTAGCAGATGCAAATCCAGGTCCATTAAACGTATAATCTGATGCACCATTAGCATTCAATTCCCACCATGTAATAGGACTTCTAGTCGCAATCCAATTAGTACCATTAAAGAATAGTGAATCACCTTGAACTGCTCCACTCAAATCAGTATCAGTTAATGCTGATAGCGTAGTAGTTAAAGTACCACTGAAATCTACTGTTAATGTATCCCCAACAACTGTCGTTGTTATATTAGTTCCACCAGCAATAGTTAACGTATCTGCCTGTGCATTTGCTGTTGTAGATCCAGTATCACCATCAACGGTGGCCCATGTATTCAATGATGAAAGACCAGATTCATCATCTTGAGGAGTCCATTTACCAGCAGATGAACTCCACTTTAAAACTTGTAAATTTGTAGGAGCAGCAGTTGTTGTATCTACATCCCCTAATAAATCAATACTAGAATATTCAGTTGCTATCTTTGCTCTAACATCCCCAACACCACCAGTAGTGATATTAATATTCACATAAGGATTATCATCACCATCAACAGTGAAAAAATAACCTCCGTAAGATGCAGCAGAAGGTGCATTTCCTAATGCGGAAAATTCATTCTTATACTTAACTTTGGTTGGCATATCAATAACACCATCCGCACCTGCAAAAGTATTAGTAATACCACCAACACCAATAGTTAAATTACCAGTACCATTTGCAGCAATATTAATATTGCCATTACTAGAAGAAACTATAGAGTTACCATTAACGTCTAATGATGATGTTAAATTAGCATAGTCAGATGGAGCGAATTGAGATCCATTGTACCTTAATACTTGCCCTACTGCAGGGTTAGTAACATCAACAGTTATATTAGTACCATTACCAATAGCAGAATATATTTCATTAAAATTATCGTTTATCTTGTCGCCTCCACCACGCAGGGTATCCCCTGTGTTATCATTAGCTACCGTACCAAGATTTAGTGATTGTTTGGCCATTACTCGCTACATTTTTTAGTTATTTATGGTGTTTCAGGGTCTACCTCTTCTTCACCGTATAGGCTAAGATCAGGTGCGTTCCAATCAAGAGGAACAGTTGTTTCAACTTCAACTTTTGGATCCTTATATCCAGATCCAGCATTATTCATTTCAACACCTGCAACCCCGATCAATGCTCTGATGTTTCCATCAAATCCAGATATAGAATCGATTCTAACATTCGGTCTGGTTGTATATCCAGAACCACCAGATGTTACCTGAACATCATTGATGAATCCTGCAGTCAGAATAGCAGTTGCCTTAGCATCTTGTCCGAATACAGATCCAAGATAGTCGAAGGTGATTAAGGAGTTTGATGATTCAATAACAGCAACTTCTCTGTCTGATGTCTCACCTTGGATGTCAATAAAGTCACCAGGTTCGATAGGTGGTACAACTTCAGCAGCATCAACGTCTGCCTCAGAACCAACGTAGGAGAAGGCAACGAATGTTGATCCTACACGAGGAATTTCAGAGAAGATAATTCTAGAACCAACGATCTCGAAACCTACACCTGGTTCCTGTATAACACCATTCAGAGAAACGATGATGTTATTTTCTGGACGTATAGTTGAAGATTGAACACCCTCAGTTAGAGTTAGTGAGTAGAATACATCATTACGCTTGAGGTTAAATGACTGACGTAAGGAGTCGAACTCGAATGAAATATCATCCAACTGTCTCAACTTACCTACGTAGAATCCTGTGAAGGATGCACCTAGTTCTGGTGGTTCTGTGAATTGAATCTGATTAGAGAACGCTGTATATGCGTTAGTACCACCTGGAGGTTGTAGAATACCATTGATGTATACAAGAAGATGTCCTTCTGGATCTGGGAGGTAATTAACACCATTATCAATCGTTAGATTAAATGTATCTTGAACACCATCAAATCCCTTAAACGCTCTCTTAACACGTGCTTTAAGATCAACTTTATTTTGAACTGCTGCCCTATAGTCTCCAGGTCCAATAACAGAATCCTTAAGGTCAAATGATCCTGTAATATCACTTAAATATAATCTCTTGAACTGACCATCTGGACGTATATCCTGTACTAATGCAGCACCAGCACCAGGAGTATTAACTCTGGTAATTACCGATGCATAACCTACAGGGAAGTTACCACCAAGACCATAATCACCTACGAGATCACCATTTGTAATTTGATCTCCTACGAAATCAGCGATATAAAGGAAGTTGTTATCTATATCAACCTCAGTAATAATTGCATAGTTATTTTGATCAGCAACACCACCAATAACTTTATAAAGTCTATTACCAACAGTAAATGAACTTAAATCACTAATAATAGAAATACCAATTCTTACGTATCCATTTGATGCTATTCTGTCACCAACACCTATATCTAAACCATTATATTTACTTACATTAATAAATTGTCTAGAAGTTTCTGGATAAACAACAGAAGTTTTTTCAAATGAACCAACAAGAGTTTCAGTATCAACTGTTAGAGTACCACCAGTATTATCAAGAATAGCAGCTTCGTTTCTAAGGAAGTCAGTAGGTGTAGCAGAAGCACCACTTGTATATCCTTTAAACGGTACAGTTGCGTCAAATTCACCATCAAGATCAATAATCTGTATACGATCCTCTATCAAACTAACCTGTGCTGTTGTGTTATTTGTAGAACCAACAATATAATCAGTGATAGCCCAAGGATTACCAGTAACTTCAATGTCTAAGTAACTAAAGTTCTCATCCTCATGAACTCCGTATATAATACCAGTAACTGATGGATCACCATTCTTAGAAACAGTTTCGTTCATGACCCAAGGACCATCAACTACATCACCATCAAAACGTAATCTCTGATAGATCTTAACAATCTCACCCTTATTAGGAATAAGAGTTTCTAATTCAGCATAACTGTCACTAGCAGTACCATATAGATAATCTGATGATTTTAATCCACCACCCAATCCAACTGGTAATTCTCTATTACCATATGTGTAGGTAGGAATTGTAATTCCATTGTTAACTGTAACAGTAGTATAATGAGTATCAATTGCTAATTGCTCACTAATCAAATTAAGATTATCACGTACAACTCTACTTACAGATCTAATATCATAATATCCAGCAGCATCAGCAGAGAAGAATTTCAAATATCCAGCCTCAGGAGATGGACTTGTAAGACCATCAGTCATTGCCTGAATAATATATTGTTCTAATTTATCTAATGCATATCTCTTAATATTAAACTCACCATCAGCATAGAATATTCCACCACTAGCAGAAGTATATGGATCTAATGTACCCTTAGAAAGTTTTGCACCCCAAGCATAAACACCTTTAGTTCCATCACCACTGTATGATAACTGATTATTTTCATTTGATACGTTAATTCTAGCCTTAAGTTCTGTGAATCCAAATGAGAATGTTGTTGTAACATATGCTCTATACCAACCGCCACCATAAGGAACAGCACCATAAGCATCACCTGATATACCACCTTGAGGTATAAACAGAGTACCTGTATTACCAGTATTCATATTAAGATCAAAGAATACACTTTGTTCTCCAGCAGTTCCATCATCAAGTATGATATGGAATCTTATTTGCTCATATTCTGCCTTCTTAAAGAAGCATGAGAATGTATATTGCTGATCATCACCACCAGTTCCTGATCCACCTTCATCAAAGCTATTTGTAGTATCATCAAATGTAATATTACCATCATCCCATGTATCATATGCAGTTAAGTCGTATATTCTATCAACGGTATGCTCACCACCAGCACTAGAAGAAATTAATTTAGAAGCAGTAGTACTGTTATCTGGTGCTTCTGTAAAGTTATCACTAAATCCAACTCCAGTACCTGTCCAATTAGGTACGAACAATTCTGGATTAGTAAATAAGTTAATACCAGAAACTTGACCAGTTATATTTGATGTAATATTTCTAGCAAAAGCTATTGTCCTTACATTACCTGGTGAATTGAACCAAGTGTAACTACTACCAACACCATTTACAGAAACAGTTGCTAATGCATTAGATTTTGTTCCAGTTAATGAAGTATTAGATATCCAAGGAGTTCCTACAAATTCACCAACAACTAAGAATTTAGTGTCTGAATTATATTCTAGAACCTTAGCAGATCCCTTGTCAGAAGTAATTAATTCACCAACTTCAAATCTTCCAATAACACTTTCAATTGTTATATTATGAGCAATAGAAGAATCACTGATATCTGTAGTTAACAAATCATGACTCATATTAGTGATAATACTATCAACCCAATCATTATATTGCCAAGTATTAAGACCAAACTGTGCATTAACTAGAGTTGTAATTTCTTCCTTATAATATCCTCTATTATAAATGAGGTTCTTAGCAGCACCCCTCATAGGTCTCTTACCTGGAACAATGAGATTAATTGCAGTATTAACTAATTCTTTAATCCTAGTTCCAACTACTGTCATATCAGTAGGTGTTTCACTATCAGTATATGGATCGTCAAATGAATGTACATAAGCATAAAGAGGATCAACTGATGAACCACCTTTAATTCTTAACTCACCTTTAACAGCATGCTCACATAAGAATCCTAATTGCTCTATAGCATAAACTGTTGCTAGAAGCTCATCTTCAACATTAATGATTTGCATCTGAGAAGACAAATAGTATTCCATTGCAGCAACGGTACTATTATTACCACCAGTCTGTAAGTCAGATATTATACCCAATATAATAAGTTTCAAATCTCTCTGACATGTACTTTCTCCACCTGGTTCTGGATAAGAGAAAGCAAACTGTTGAGAAGTATCCAACATGTAAGTAAACTCTGCTCTTGTTAAACCAGTAATTTCAGATGAAATACCATCTCTATTAAAGTAAAGTCTATCAGCAGCAATTGCAAAATCAGCATTTGTAGGAGCAATAATATCATTTGCAATAGTTACTAAGTTATCAATAGCATCAGTAACGTTTGCACAATCTCCAGGAGCAGTTACACAATCGGTAACAGCACTCTGGAATGTATGTAATGTTGTGTTAGAAGAAGTTCCAACATTAACAGTAATTGTAGTTGCTGTTATATCAATAATTTCAATATTCTGTAGATATACAGGGTCTGTAGTTCTAGGATATGTGTGATCACTACCATTACTATCTTCAAGACAACGGAATGTTAATCCATCAGTTGCAATTCTTATCTTTCTACCTTTAACTAAAGTATGAGAACCAATAGTTAACTCTAATTCACCTGTTGTTGGCTCATAAGTTGCTCCAGTTGGAGTAAATGATTGAGAATTAGATTGTGTGATTCCCCAAGCACCAACAATGATCTTATCAGTATTACCTGTTGTTAGATCACCATTAACTGCTTGCTTCATATAGAATGCAAGACGCTCATGGGCATAAGCAGACTGGAATACTTGTAATCGAATATGTAGTAGAATATCATTAGTACCAAGATATCTCTTAGCAACATTTACAGTATTAAAATTACCACCATCTCTAAGATCTTTAATAAACTCTTGAAGAATTAACGCTAGGTCAGTCTTACACTGTAATGTACCAGCACCACTTCCATCAAAGTTTCTAGGCATATCCAAAGCAAGATCTGGATAACGCTCTAACATATCATTAGATGCTTTATCAACAATAGGACCAGCATTTAACTGAACTAAATTAGCAGCATCTATAAATCTATACTTACCTGCAGCACCAATCTGATTAGTAAACATGATATCTTCTGTACCATCATGCCAATTAATTGGGAACTCTTCTTCATAGTAAGAGTATATTCTACCACCAAGGAATTCGTGTGGAGGTGAATACTTAACAAGACTACCAAGATAATCAAGAGGTGGATTCTGTATTGCAGCATCTAATGTATCTGTAACAATACTAATTAAGTTCTCTATAGTTGTTTGTACATCAGTACAATCAGATGTGTTGTAATTAAGAATCTTAATTCCATTTGCAGTTGTTTGTGCAAAATTGTGTATTGTTAATTGATGCTTAACTGATCCAGGATCACAAGATACAAATGTATGTGATGCTTGTGGAGTGTATGAAACAGTATTAGAACCTTGGTTACCTACAAATGTATGTGTGTAATCACCACCAGTAGAAATAACTGCTCTAGTAATACAATTAGCAATTGTAGAATGATATGTATGTGCAGTTATATTGGTAGAAGGAGTTACATCTAATACCTGTATATCAAATGTATTAGTTTGTACATTTGAAATTGGAATATACTTACCACTGATAGGATCAGTAGAGCGTGGATATGCATGAGTTGTTGCATAATTATCATGAGCACAAGTAAATTTCAATCCACCATCAGCAATCTTAATATGCTCACCATTAACAAATCCATGATCGGCAACGGTTATAGTAATTACACCAGTAGTAGGATTATATGATGCAGTAGAAGGTGTATATGTATTATTTGCATTCTGGAATACATGAGTTGTTGTATTACTTGAAGTTCCTACATCAAGTGTAACAGTTGTAGGAGTTACAGCAGTAATATTAACTGCTGTATTCCATGCAGGATCGTTACCAGATGCACCATTTTGACCATTTGCACGAGGATAAGAATGATCAGAACTTTGACCATCTTGATCGCAACGGAATATAAGTGAATTATTAGCAATTCTAACTGCTGTACCAGCAGTTAAACTATGGTTACCAATAGTAACAGTAAGAAGTCCAGTTCCAGGAACAAATGATGCATCAGTTACATCATATCCCTTAATAGGAGATTTACCAACATTAACTGTAATTACACCACTCTGTCTTCTAAGACCTTTAGTAGAAGCCTTTTGGAATACGTGTGTTGTGGTATCAGATGAAGTACCAACATTAATTTCAAATGTATCATTAGTCTTATTGGAAATTGGTAACCATCTACCACTAGCATAATCTGTAGATCTTGGATATACATGATCAGTACTATTACCATCAAGCAAACATCTCAATGTCAATGATTCATCAACAATCTGAACATAATCCCCATTAGAATATCCGTGTGCAGGTACGGTTAGAACCATCAAACCAGAACCAGGAGTATACACTGCATTGGTTATTGTTGCGTGTGTATGACCTACATGAGTAATTGGAATAGACTTATTATCTCCATATGGATCTGTTGAACGAGGATAATCCTTATTAGAACCATTACCATCCATTCCACATGTGAATCTTAAACTACCATTTGCAATAGTAACGTTTGCACCAACTCTCATACCATGCTGACCAATTGTTAAAGTCATCTCACCAGTCTTAGCATCATAAGATGCATCAGAAGGTGTAAATGTTTGGTCTGCTTGTGCAACACCTACATTAAGACTAATTGTATTAACTGTGGTTCCAAGAATCTTAAGTTTCTTTCTTGCTGCACGAACATCATGTCCTGGACGTGGATAAGACTTAGTAGTCTGATTGTTATCCATTGCACAAGTAAATTTAATAGAATTATCTTCTAATGTCACATAATCATCTTGAGTTAATGGATGTCCCTCAATAGTTAATATTAATATACCAGTAGAAGGATCGTATGTAGCAAAGGAAGGTGAATATGCAGTATAATTTCTATTATCACCAAAAGTAGTACTACCAACATTTACAGTAAATGTATCAGCAGTGTAATGAGTAATAGGTAATGCAGACTTGTATGCTGGATCTGTTGTACGAGGATATGGATGAGTAGTTTCAGCACCATCCATATCACAAGTAAACTTAAGTGCATCAGGTAAAATTTCTATTGCCTGGCCTTGCTTATAGATTCCATTAATAGTTGCAGATTTAAATGTATGGTTATAAACACCACCTGTCATAAGCACCGCCCTATGAACACCACCTGTAGATGCAGATACAAATGTATGAGCATCAGTATTGGTAGAAGGTGTAGAATCTAATACCTGAATAGTAAATGTATCAGTCGTTACATTACCGATAGGTACATACTTACCGCTAATTGGATCAGATGATCTAGGATATGATTTGTCTGTTGCACTACCACCGAAACTACAATTAAAGACTATGGAATTATCATCCATCATAATATGATCACCAGCTTCAAATCCATGATTAGGAATTGTAAGGGTCATTACACCTGTAGTTGGGTTGTAAGCACCATTAGTTACTGTATAAGCACTAGGAGAAACAAACTCATGTCTGTATATACCACCAGCAATAACAGCATTCTTTCTAGCACTAGCAAATGTATGAGTGTGATTTCCACCAGTTCTCAAAATACCTCTAGTGATACTATTAGAAACAGCAGATACAAATGAATGTGTATCAGTGTTTGTGGAAGGTGCTACATCTAATACTTGTACATCAAATGAATTAGTTTGTACATTAGAAACAGATAACCATCTACCACTAGCAGGGTCAGATGATCTTGGATAATCCTTCTCTGCAGCAGTACCAGATGCACCACCAAATGCACAACTTAACTTAATAGCACCGTCATCAATCATAACTTGCTCACCATTTGCCATATTATGATCATTAACAGTGATAGTCATGACACCTGTAGTTGGGTTGTAAGCAGCATTAGTAGGTGTTAACTTAGTTGCAGCAACATAATTATGAGTAGTTGTATCAGTCGATATACCAACATTCAAATTAATGACACCAGTTTGACTATGAAGACTACTATCTAAAGCAGATACAAATGTATGTGTCGATAAATCACTAGACTTACCAATATAAACATCGAATGAATCTGCTAAAACATTACTTAATGGTAACCACTCATCGAATGATGGATCAGTTCTTCTTGGATATGAATGCTCACTAGCACCATTATCCTTACCACATGTAAATGTTAATGCGTTTTCAGCAAGTTTGATGCATGAATTTGCTTTGGTTAATCCATTAGCAACAGCAGATACAAAAGCATGTGTAGTTGTATGTGAAATTGCTGCTGGACCAAACATGTTACCAACATTAACTTCAAAGAAGTTTGTACTTACATTGAATATTGGTAACCATCTATTACTTGCGAAATCAGATGCTCTAGGATAATCATGATTACTTGCATTACTATCCTTATCACATGTAAATCTTAAAGATCCATCAGCAAGTTTAACTCTATCTCCGTCTTGGAAACCATGACCAGCAACAGTAAGTTTCATTACACCAGTAGTAGGTGTAAATGTTGCAGCAGTTACTGTGTGGTTAGTTGATAATGCAAATCCATGATTTACTAACTCGATGTTCATAACACCAGTAGCAGGAGTATATGTTGCTAAAGTTGGTGTATGTGCATTAGTTCCAACTGATGTAATAGGAACTGGTTTGTTATATGCATAGTCAGCACCACCAGGAGCATTAGAACCTGATGCTCTAGGATATTTCTTCTCAGTAGTATTTCCATCACCATTAAAGTCGCATGTAAAGGTCATAGACTCTTCACCAATCATTACGGTTTCATTTGTTCTGTATACTCCATTAGTAGAAGCAGTTACAAATGTATGGTTATAATCACCACCAGAAATTACTGCGTCTTGAGATGTACCACCAGTCCAATTATGGGCAGTTACATCAGATGAAGTACCAACATTAAATGTTATTGTTGTTGCACTCTTAGCAGTAATTACTACAGGAGTTCTCCATGCAGGGTCAGCAACACCAGCATTCTGTATAAATCCTGTTTCTCTAGGATATAATTTAGAAATTGTATCTCCATCAAGACCACAACTAAATGAGAAACCATAATCCTTAAGCATTATTGGCTCACCAACTTCAAGAGTATGGGATCCGATAGTTGCTTCAATAAGACCAGTAGCAGGATCATATGTTGCAGTTGTTACATCGTGTTTTACGAGAGGTGAAGAACCAACATTAACTTTAAATGTATCAGTTGTTATTCCTACAACTGGCAACCACTTATTGAATGATGGGTCTGTAGATCTTGGATATTGCTTATTAGTTGCATTACCATTCATTGTACATGTGAATGTAATGCTATTTTCTGCAAACTTAATGTAATCACCAACAGAGAATCCATGATTAGCAACAGTAACAGTCATAATACCTGTTGTTGCCTCATATGATGCAGTTTCTGCTGTATACTGAGATCCACCACGAAGGTAATGATTTCCAATACTCATTGCCATAGAACCAGTACCAGGGTTATATGTCACTGATGATGGGTTATGTGAAACAGTAGGTGACTTACCAACATTAACTGTAATATAACCAGTTTGTACTTTTAAACCACCACCAGTTGCAGTTTGATATACATGTGTTGATGTGTCAGAAGACTTACCAACATTAAGAACAATAGTATTAGAATCTGGTGCAGATGTAATAGGAATCCATTGCTGATGAACAGGGTCACTTACTCTTGGATATGTGTGATCAGTTGCCTGTGCATCTTTATCACATCTAAATGTAATTGAATTATCATCAAACTTAACTGAATCTTTTGCTCTCTTTACGCAACTTGAAGTAGCAGAAATAAATCTATGGTCACTTAAATCTTGTGATTTACCAATATTAACTGTAAATCTATCTATATGTACATTCTGTACAGACAACCACTTCAAACTAGAAGGATCAGTTGATCTAGGATATGTGTGTTGCGATCCATGATTATCCTTACCACAAGTAAAGGTTAGGCAATCGTCATCAAGTAGAACTCTATCACCATTATCAAAACTATGACCAACAATAGTTAACTCTAATTCACCAGTAGCAGGGTTATAAACTGCATCAGTTGGTGTATGTGTTGTAGCAGGATTAAGATTATGTCCAGTAACAGTTAGACTCATCTGTCCTGAAGTTGGTGTATAAACTGCTCCAGTTATAGTCTTACTTGTCTCACCAACATTAGTAATATTGAGTGCATGCTTACGAGATGGATCAGTCAATCTAGGATAACTATGAGATGTTGCATTACCATCCATAGAACATGTAAATGATAATCCATTATCCGCAATTTGTATTGTTTGATTCTCTAAAAGGTTATGTATTCCAACATTAAGAACCATATCACCAGTAAGAGGATCATATGTAGCACCAGCAACATCATATCCAACTCTAGGTGACTTACCAACATCAAATGTTATACTTCCATCTCTCTTAGTAATTCCATTTGTATAAGCTGATTTGAATATATGTGATGAAGTATCAGGAGAAATTCCAACATTAACATCAAATGTATTAGCACCTACATTAGATACTGCTAACCACCTTCCATTATAAGGATCTGTTGATCTTGGATATGAATGCTCAGTTTCTTGATTATCTAACTGACATCTAAATGTTAATGAATTAGTAGCAAGTTTAATTCTATCCCCATTAAGAAGTCCATGCTTATTAGCAACAACACCATTAGTAAGAGCACTATGGAAGATATGTTCATAATCACCACCAGTGTGTATACAACCAGTAGTAGCACCAACCCAAGTGTGGGTATCAGTGTTAGTTGAAGGAACATTCTCTAGAATCTTAACAGTAATAGCATTAGTAGTAGCTGATTCAATCTTTACTGCAGTATCATAGAATGGGTCTGTAGATCTTGGGTAAGACTTCTTAGCAGCATCGCCACTAGCACCACCAAATCCACAACTAAAGGTTAATGATTCTTTTGCAATCTTAATACTTGTACCAGCAGTTAATCCATGAGGAGTTGCAAATTCCAACGTCATCATACCTGTTGTTGGATTGTAGATACCATTATTAGGTGTTAATTGTACTTTAGGTGAAATACCAACATTAACCGAGAATGAATGTGTTTGAACATTAGTAATAGATAACTGAAGTCCTCTCTTAGGATCAGTTGTTCTAGGATAAGCATGAGTACTATAGTGATCATCCATAGCACATGTAAATGTTATAGCACCATCTTCTAATCTTATAGTATCACCAGCTTGCATTCCATGATCAGGAATGGTTAAATTCATCATTCCATTAACAGCATTATATGTTGCATCAAGAGGAGTAAATGTCTTACCAGCAGTAATCTTCATTACACCTGTTGTAGGTGTATAGTTAGCAAATGATGCACTTAGTTGCTCACCATCATATGCAATTGGAGTAGGCTTACCTGCAATTGGATCTGTAGTTCTAGGATACTTCTTAACAGCTTGCAATCCATCACTTGTACATCTGAAGTAAATTGAATTAGGTGCAATCTTAACGTTAGTTCCTGGAGTTAATATATTATCACCTATCTGTAACTTCATATGACCAGTAGATGCATCATAAGATCCACCAGTAGGATTGAAGACTAATAAAGGTGATTTACCAACATCAAGATCAAAACTATTTGTTTGTGAATTAGAAACAGTTAACCAACCAGCAAGTGCTGGATCTGATGCTCTTGGATACTTATGCTCAGTCTTATGACCATCCATATCACAAGTAAAGGTTAATGACTCTTTCTCAAGCATTACCTTGTCACCATTCTGGAATAAGTGACTTGCAGATGTTACAGAAAGAATTCCAGTTTCAGCATTATATGTTGTACCATTTTGTACTGTTATTGCTCTTCTACCAACTAATCCATGACCTACCTCAGTAAGTGTTAAATTTCCAGTATCTGCATCATAAGTTGCACCAGTAGGTGTCTTATAAGTAAATGACGTTGTAGAAGAATCAGTAATAGTTGTATCAGTGTATTGCTTTAATCCATGATCACCAACTGGTTTCCACTCACTATTAGTAACAATAAACTCTAACATTTGATCGAGTTTATTATAAGCCCAAATAGTTTCTCTAACTTCTGTTTCTATATTAAGTAGTTTTACATTTGCTGTATCAGCTCTATCAATATAGTATGAAACGGCAAGCCAAGTCTTATTGTTACCACCATTACGCATATCTGCTACGATAGATCTACAGATATCTTTAACATCATCCTCACAATTAACATCCCCACCAATAACAGTAAAGTTAGGGAACTTTTGATTAATCATGTATACAACTTCTTTCGCAATAAATTCTAAGTTCTTAAGAATTAATTGTCCAGCATTATTGTATCTGTGGCTATTCTTAACAAATCCTTGTTGAATTGCTACACCAACATTAACTGTAATTGTAGTAGCAGTTACTGCAGTAATTGCAATTGCAGTATCATATACAGGGTCAGTTATACGTGGATAAGTATGCTGAGTAGCATTATTATCCATTTCACAAGTAAATGTTAATGAATTAGGAGCAATCTTAACAGTATTTGATGTTGTGTAACTATGAGATCCTATAGTTAATACTAAATCTCCTGTTAAACCATTGTAAGTAGCATCAGTTACATCTTTTTCAATTATACCTTGTTGAATGATAACAGCACCACTTACAGTACCACCAGTATAGGTATGCTTACCAATATAACGTCTAGAAGCTACAATAGGATCATTATTAAAGTATTCCTTATTACTAAATGATTCTCCACCAGACCAATCATCAACAAACTGATCTCCATCAGAACTATCAAAGTGTAATAATACCTTAGTATCAACATCACCTTGATGAATACCTGCAGGAGGAGTAAATGCAGCAGTATATCTTGCTACATCAGAAATTCTAAACTCATCAATATATCCAGCAAATGAATTAGTTGCTGCATAACTAGATCCAATTCTAATTGGTCTAGCAACATATGTACTACTGTCTGTACCAGATCCTACTTCAACTCCATCAAGGAATAATTTAACCGTTGTTCCAGATCTACTTACAGCAATATGATACCAAGTATTATTAGTTGGAATTACAGTAGCACCAGAAGTTACAATATCAGAACCATTAACATTGTAACGAATCTGAGCACCATTTAAATAAATTCTACCAGAGATTTCAGGATCAGATGTTCTAGTATCATAAATTTCAGCAAGACCTGCTAATGCAGCAGTATCTGGTCTGCACCAAAATTCAATAGTATATTCACCTGTACCAAAAGCCATCTCACTTGTAGATGCAACACTAATATAATCTCCAGAACCATCTAATTGAAGTGAAGTATCACCAAACTTCTTCTGTGTAGAAGAAATTTTAGCATCATTTGTAAAGTCAAACTCGAAATAATCTTCACCATTTGACTTACTTCTACCTATTTTACCTAAGTAAACAATTCCTCTTGCTTGATTATATCCAATAACTTCTGCTTTAGTATCACGAGTTCTAATTATTTGACCTGCATTAAAGAATCCTTCACCCTCTTTATCATACATTGATATCTTTCTAACTCTACCAGCTTCACCAGCAGTAAATTCTCCAGTATTATTACCATATTCTATCTTGTAATTTCTAATATCTTCACCAATTTGTAATGTTCCTACTGCATTAGAGTAAGGAATGATATAGTTACTAACTATCTCATTTGATGGGAAGTTAGTGTTGTATGCAGTTTCATTATCAGTGAAATCAACAATACTAATCTGAGACTTAGAAATATCATCTATAACTACGTTTGGATAAGATGTAGATGTAATTCTGTTGAATAGTAGTCCAAAGAATGAAGATCCAGGAGAAATATCAACCTGACCAATAAACTCTCCAGTAACAGGATCTTGATACACACTAGCAGTTGTAACTCTAGATACAGTACCAGATTTAGCACCAATAATAACATCATTCAATTGAATATTATAAAGACCTGGTGTAGACTGATATGTACCAGCAGTCTTACTTAATGTAAGAGCCTCAGTAACGTTAATATCAGTACTATACATTGGAGAACCCTCTTGTTGGGCAGTTGCCTGAGTTCCTAACGTACCCCTAACTACAGTTAATGTTGTGGAATCAAATCCATCAACAACTGAGAGTACTTCCATAATTTCAGCACCGATTCTAAATCCATCATTAACTGCCACATCTATGGTTCCAGCAGGAAGTGGTCCAGTACCATCAACAGGAACTACTTCAAATTCAGTAGTAGAAGGTCCAATAGCATAACGTAAATCACAAACTGGAGATTCAGCACCAGTTTCTAAGTTAATTTGTTCAACTTTAGCAGTATCACCTTGAAGATTAGTAACTGTTTCTCCGTAAATATACAATCCAATATTAGAAACAGCTGTAATATCAACTAGATTACCAGAGAATCCAGTTGCAGAAACAGTACATAATTCACCAGGAATGAATGTACCTTCATCCATATATCCACTGATAATAGTACCAGTAACTGAAGTTACAATCAATCTAGCTTGTGAGCTAGTACCAACAAGACTATTACCAATAAGAGGGTAAATACCACTTTGGTTATTCCATGTTAAATCCCATGTTTGAATTTGACTAATAGTAAGATTAGCATATTTAACACTAGCAGGTGGTGAAGGTGGTTCAGAGAATACTATAGAATCACCTTGTATTTGGAATGATGTATTTGGATTTTGTACAATACCGTTAAGAACGATCATTAACTGGTTTGCATTAGCAACTACAGTTCCACCCTCAACTGTTAATGGGAATGCAATTCTTTCACCATCAAATAAGTGATCAATATTATCAACACGTTGAACAACAGAAGTTAGAATATTCTCAGAAGATGTCAATCTCTTTTGACGGAATAAAACTTCAGTATTATTAAATTCTGAATAAATTGGCTCAACTAGAGCAAAACTTTGAATATTAGGAACAACTGCTTCTTGAGCAAGTTCAACTGATTTAGTTAACTGGAAGAATGTCTCCTTATTAGGAATTTGACCATATTCATTTAAGTTTAACTCACCAAACACCTTAAACGATGCAGGGTGAACATTTCTGATTAGAATTTCTTTCCACTCACTAATAGAAACAGCAGACTTAACAGCATAAGAGAAGTCCTGATAGTAGTAAGAGTCTTGAATCTTCTGAATGATTTCAGATGGCTTACCAACATCATCAATAAATTGACCAGTAGTTTTAGTAATAGAACCAATATCTAAGACACCACGAGCAACTTTAAGATCACTAATAATACCAGAAGACTTAGAAATAACACCAGTTATTCTTTCACTCTCTGCAAACACACCATCATGATCAACAATCTTAAGGATTCTAGGTCCAACTTGCCAACCAGAGTTTGTAGAAACATATCCAGTTGCAGTAGCAACTTCTAAAGATTCTCCTTGATAAACCAATTCACCTTCTAAGAAAGTAGATGTAATAACATTAGCTTCAGCAGCACCACCGAAAGATTCGGTTAATACACTCTGACGACCTTCACCAGCATTAACAAATGTAAGTGCGTCACCAAGTTCTGCGTTAGCTTCAGTAATAGCAATTTTTAATTGATCATCTTCTAGTGAATTTGCTGAACCAGAAATAGCATAGTAAGTAGTAACTCCATTAAGACGACCAGTAGCACCAGCAGATAGTGGGAAATCAGCTCCATCTCCAGTATCAGTCACTGCCAATGAAAGTTCAGCACCATTAGGTATTCCATGAGGATATGCAAATTGTAATAAACCTAAGTCTAAGTTAACAACATAGTTGAAAGAAGATCTTAAACTAACTTGTGGTGTAGAAGAATATCCAGCACCAGGATCTTTAACAACAATGTTATCCAATCTACCATTCTTAATAGATGCTTCTGCTTGAGCACCAAATCCACCACCACCTTGAATTATTACAGTAGGTGCTAATGAATATCCAGAACCTGGATTCGTAACGGTAATACTTTCAAGAATACTTGTAGAAGTTAACTGAGCATTTATTGGGAATGTAATCTCAGGACGTAAAGTATAGTCATGAGGATAATCATAACCAAAGTTATTGTTCTTAAGTTTCTTAATCTTACCAACTTTATCACCTTTAGTGAAAATAGATGCTTCAGTACCAAAAGGAGGAATAACAACAGTTAATTCTGCACCAGATCCTTGTAATCCAGGTCCAAGAATACCATCAATTGATTCAATATCAATATAAGCAGTGGTATATGCTTTACCTGGAGAAGTAACAACTACTTCTTGTATCTGACCTGGAATTGTAATACCATCTTCATCCGATCCATCATTAACTAAAATACTAACTAAACCACCTTCACCATCACCTAATATAGGAACAGAATTATAAACACCAACAGCATATTCAGTACCTGGTTCATTAATTTGAACTCTTTCTATATTTCTTGTTGATTGTATATCTGTAACAATAGGTAATTTGGTATAGAATCCACCAGGATTAACTATACGAACATCTGCGATAGATCCAACTGCTTTTAGAGAACTTGTACTGTAAGATGCCTGATTTACATTTGCATTTCCTTCGGGTTCATTAGCAAGAAGGAATTTGAATACATCTGCACCTTCGGTAATAGTTGCACCAGCAGTACTTGAAATTACAAAATTACCCTTATAAGGAGAATCTGTAACATCAAGATAACTACCTGCAATCACAGGAGAATTATCTCCAGTTCTAGAAGGATCGAAATAATATGAAATATTAGTAACAATATCTGGATCAATTTTTAACTTAACTGTAGGTGTAGGTTGTCCTTGACCAGTTACACCTGGAATACCAATTCTTTCAATAGAGTTGAATGAATATTCCAACTTATAAAGATTATCCTTAGAGAATGATAAGTTACCACCAACCATTGAAGAGTGACTTAGGTCAAACAAATATTGATGACCATTGTACATCTTTAAGACAGGAGATTTAACAAATATATTAACATTAGCTGCTATTGTAGAAGGAGAAGTTACAGCAGCTTGATTTAACTTATATGTAAATTCTAACGGGCTAATAACACTATCAACTGGGAAAGCACCATCATATTCATCATAGGTAGTTCCACCAGATTCTTGTGCTGGATTACCATCAACATATATCATTTCGCCATTACTTAAGTAATGACTTGTAGAGGTAATACAGTATACTTCATCTGTATTAGAAACAGAACTAACTTGAAGAATCTTTGTTAAATTAGCAGTTAAAGTGATCTTAAGAACACCTGCCAAATTGGTAATCTGACATGTACTATAAGAAGTATTAAATGTTATATCACTAGAAGTAATATCAATAACAGATCCAGGAATATATGTGGATCCACCTGAAACTTCATCTATTCTAATTGAATAGTCATTTACATCAAATTCCTTTAATTTTGCAAAATCATCTAAATTATTAGTTCCCCCAACATCAGAAGGTGCATCAAAAGTAGAAAGATCTATATCAAATGTTCCTGGAGTTGTGTTATTAATCTCAGTAAACACATAATTCTTAACTTCATTAACATCATTTGGAAGAGGACCAATAATACCATAACTATCTTGCTCACTGAATTGTTGTGTAATTAATTCACCATTATCCAAATCATCAGTCCAAGGATTGTGAATAATAGCAAGATATATTTTATTAGCAGAATTATCCTTTTTAATAATATAACCACTATTAATAAACGTACCGTTAGGATTTTGAAGTACTAATTTAGCACCAACTGTAAAATCAAATGACTGATTTATAGTAAGTTCTTGTATGTTATTAATAACAACTGTGGATGTAGGTTTAATATAGTACCTATCATTAACAACAGCAGATACCTTTAATTTTTGAGATCCTGGAGAAGGAACAGTTGAAGTTCTAGCACTCCAAATATCAGCAACATAAGTTAATGCCTCTGTATCCTGAGACATAGTTGTTGTAGCATCATCAAAGTCTAATGATTGGAAACCTGCTTCTGCTAATTCAAAACCAGTACTACCAATACTTAAAGTAGTTCCAGTAACAGGAGCAATATCTGCTCTTGCAAATCCAATCTGTGTATTTGTTTGTAGTCCTTGATCACCTAAACGATCCGAATCAGCATTTTTATCAATTTTTAAACCAAAACCAATATAATCTTCAGATTCATATCTTCTTGTTTGAGCATCAAACCAAGCAGTATCTGTCCAAGAATAACCAAAACCAAACTGAGATGCTTGTGGAAGTCCATTTATATCAGCTGGTGAAGTAGGAGTTATTGCTCTATTCTTTAATTTAACATCATCAAGATAGAATTGACCTTGTGTATCTTTATCAAAGTCATTAATACCAGCACCAAATCCAGGTCCAACACCAAAGTATAGATCCTTACCAGCAAATGATGTGTTTGATATAGTTCCACTAGCTACTTGAATACCATTAACAAATGACGAGAATAAATTCCCAGACTTAGTTATTGCTACAGAAATCCAAGTATTATTAAGCATTACAGAAGAAGCACTTGAAATAGCGGTAGCATTAACAATTTGAGTTGAACTATTAGCAATTGTTAAATCTAAACCACGACCTGTACCAAATCCCAACCAAAGACCACCAGTAGGATCCTGAGAACTACCAATCTGACATAAAGTCATTAAATTTTGACTTAAACTAAATGGAAGACCAGAATCTCCATCGATGTATACCATCATCTGAATGGTAAAGTCTCCATCCAATGTAGTACCCAATTCAGAAGAAGATGCTTTAATATGACCATTTTCCCAAGTAGTTTGAGTATTAGCTGGTACATTACATCCATCAATCTTTGCTACACCACTCACATAACGTATAGAATTATTAGCACTTTGATCTGTAATAGTGTAATGAGAAGCAAGATCAGTAAGAGGAGATCCACCATCATCAAAATCTAAAATAAACTCATTTCTATTCCATTGAGTTTGACCGTAAATGTATACATCACCAGATACATCTACAGCAAGTGCTTTTGCAGTAATACCTTCAACTTGATTCTGATTAAACTCATTTGTACTATGCTTCTTCATAGTACCATCATAACCAATCTTAACAGTTCCTACAGTTGTTTTTCTAGTAACTTGATCATCTTTTGTATATGCAACATTAAGATCACCAAATATATCAATAATAGAATTATCAACCAGAGTTAATTCTCTACCAGTAGCAAGATAACGATAATTCCAAATTATATTACCATCAGTATTTAATTTACCTACCCAGAAACTATCTCTAGTAGTATCATCAGACTTAAGTCTGCAAGTTGCAGTAATATAAAATTCATTAAATTCATCTATTGTTAAACTAGTGTTTATGAAAGAATAAACTGTATTACTTAATTCTTTTATCCAATCTATTGTTATTGCATTAATACCAATCGTTGCTTTACCAAAAGCTACATTAATATCCTTAGAATCTGGAGCAGAGGCAGTTTCCATAATGAAATAGACACTATCCTCAATGATTATCATATCCGTCATTCTTTCGGATAAAGTTCCAGATGCAATCTTTCTCTTAACAGCAAAATTACCTGTAGTGTCAATAGATGCTATAAAGGCATCATCAGGGTTTAATGAGTTTGTATTTGTATAACCACCAATAACATAACGAATATCAGAGTATTTCTCAAGACAAGTAACATAATCTGCACGATTAGCACCAGATATACCAGCATATCCCTTTTGGAAATCTAGAGTAGCATCTAATCCATCTTCGGATTGAGTATACTTACATAGAATAATATCTGGATTATAAACATTTAAAAGGTTTGCATTTGGTCTATTATTACCTACAACCCATATTTCATCATTAGTAAATGGATTTTTATTGACATATAACTTTTGGAATTCTGTATAATATTGACCATCTGTACTTTCTAATGTTCTTTCCCATTCTTTAACACCTAAAGCAGAATGCTTAGATATAAATGCAACTGTATTTCCAGTAGCATCTTTTGTTTTACCACAATAGTATGTCTCTTTTTCTTCATTAACATAGACATCATTAACAGAAACATAATTATTATTTGATATCGTTGTTACAAAATAATCTGCTTTTTTGAAAATCTGTGGATGACTTAATATAACACGAGGACTTGTTGTGTAATCTGATCCAGAATTAATAATATTAACAGTATCAATAGATCCTACAGAACTAACTACTGCTTCTAACTTACCAGCAGTACCATCTCCATCAATAATAATTGTTGGTGGAATCTCTTCATCATATCCAGAACCAGATTGTTCAATTACAATAGACTCAATACCTTTAATCTGACGAACAACAAAAGTTTTGTTCGTATTTTGCATTATAGGAGTATAATCTACAAATACTTCATCACCAGTAACTAAATTATGAGGAACATTAGTATCTAAAACACCATAATTCAATCCATTAACATTCTCAAAACTATAAGAATCTATAGCTTCACCCTTAATTCTAGAAATACGAGCAGAAACACCAGCTCCATCAGTACCTTCATTATCAAATGTAAGTATATCATCAACCTGATAGTTCTTACCTGGGTTTTCAATAGTAAATCCAGTTACTGAAGCATCTTCAAACTTAGTTATAGTTTCAACTTCAATATCAACTTTAGAGTCAAACTTAACTTTAGGGAAGTAATCAAAGAGTTGTAATGGTGACTCCTCAAACATTTGAGCAGGATCTGCGGTTTCATCAGGAGTAATAACACCATCACGGTTAACATCTTCCACCTCAAACATCAAAATATCACCATCTTCAGTTGTTAATGCAGCAGTAGAAGCATTTGGTGTTCTTTCAACATCAATATCAACATTTTCATAAGGATCTCTATATCTTACAACACCAGAAGGTATATTTTGCTGTACAGCACTAGTTGAAAGATTCCAAGTATCAACAACAGAGTTATAACTTGGTCCAATAACATATGGGAATAAAGCATTACCATCTTCTGTAGCATCAATAGTTACAAAATAGCAATACCTACCATCTGGATAATCTGGAGTCTTACAAAAACGACCATTATATTGATCCAAATCACCTAATCCAAAGACATATTCATAATCTTCAACAAATTTACCTGCAGGATACAAATAATCTCCACTTGTATCTACATCTGTAAGAAGAGGTCCATCACTTCTAACAGGATATGGATTAGTAGTTGCATCAAATACAAGACTTTCTTGCAATCTATATGAAGTGCTAAGTCTAATTACAGCAGATCCTTGGTCAGTTGGATCAGTATATCCATAAGGACCGTAAATTGGATTACCATCAAATGCCCAACCAATAATAGGAGAGTGTGCTAACTGGTCTTCTTTTTCTAAAGTTTTACCATAAGCATCTTTATAAAGGTTATCACCTAAAATATATCTCATTCTCTGAGGATTGGATAGGTGAGCATATTCACCACCATACTCATTATTATAACCAGTAAATACACCACCTCTTGCATCGTCAAATATAGAAGTAGATTCTAAATTATAAGTCCATTCAAATACATTTGACTCAAATAAAGCATCTTGACCAACAGAAGTTAGATTAATAACTGTAGTACCCTGAAGATAGTTAATACCTCTGTTAACAATCTCAATTCCAGTTACCCTACCTGCATTTTCACCATCAACATCAATTGTTGCTCTTGCTATAGCACCAAATCCATCACCTTGAATAGTAACTTCAGGTGCAGTAGTATAACCTTGACCAGCAGAAATTATAGCAATAGATATAATTCTTCCATTGTTAACAATAGCTTGTGCAACAGCACCACTACCAGAACTTAATGATATATCAGGTTTTGATGTATATGAATTACCACCATTAGTAACATTGATTGATTTAATAGGACCACGTACAGAAGCTGTACCTTGTGCTCCAGTACCACCTCCACCAACAATAGTAATAGAAGGTTGTGAAGTATAACCAGTACCTCCAGTATTGATTAGAATACGTGAAACTTCACCTTTAGTAATAATTGCCGTAGCAGCAGCTCCAGACCCATTACCACCGACTATAGATACCAATGGTGAGGTTGTATAACCAGAACCACCTTCTGTAACTGTAATTTCACTAATAGAACCATCAACAGTTACTGCTGCCGTTGCTCCAGTACCTCCACCACCAGATACCGTAATTGCTGGAGGAGAAGCAGCATCATAATCTTTACCTGAATTTAATATATTAATACTCGTTACAGCACCAAATGTCTTGCTTAAATCTGACTTATAAGACCATATAGAGACACCATTAACCCATGTACCAATAGGACCAGGCTTAATAAGGTCTTTAGTTGAAATTGTTTGTGCAAGTTTAGGGAACCTATTTAACTTACGCTGGTTACCTGGAAGAAGTGCAGATCCTGGGAAAGGACCAATTTCATAGTTTGGAATACCTGTAGAAGCAACATATACATAATCATCATTAAAGAATGAGTTCTGTACGTTTGTAGTATAAGGACTAATAGCATTAAAAATAGCACTATTAAGAGATTTACCTTTATTAAGGTCAATAGATACAAGAATATTACCTTGTGGTTCAACAGTAGCAGGTTGTACTAAATTATATTGGAAAACATACTCACCATCTCTAGATGTTACAAGGAAAGATCCGTTATAGATGATTGGGTTAGCACCATAAATTGTAACCTGATCCCCAACCAATAGACCATGAGGATTAGCACAAGTTACAGTAGCAGATTGATTGTTAACACCACCATAAGTGATAGATGTAACTTCAATTAATTTTTTAACGTTATATAACCAAGTTGTCAAATCTGGACCAATACCAGTACCACCCAACTTAGAAACTGTTAATTTATCACCAGGAAGATAGTAAGATCCAGTATCAGTTAAAGTTGTTTGTTGAGCATCAACGATACCAACAATATTCATCACAACTTCTTGAAGAGTACCCTTATTAATGTAAATTCTAAAATTAGACTTTACTTCAGTAGCAGAATCCCAATCTTCTACAACACCATTAACAGAACGAGTACATTCAATAAACTGGTTTAATGATTTTTCCTTATATTGTACAACCTCACTATCACCAATAACAAACTCACCATTTCTTTCTGGCCAACCAATAGTAGAGTCAACTGTAATAATACTATCAGTTTCGTTTAAAGGCTCACCTAATCTCGTCTTATAAGGTACAGTAAAAGTACCATTAATCGTTTCTTCAGATAAAACAAGTTCAAAAATCTCTAATTCAGAGGTTTTAATAGAAATAAAATTCTCTACAAGAGCACTTGCTGCTTGAACATTAGGATCAGCAATATCAGCTTCTTGAACTATAAGTCCATCTTTAATATCACGAGGATCACCACTAACTAAAGATGCACGAAGAATGGTGTCAATAGACCAAGTAGCGTTGGATGGCTTAATAATTTGATCTTTTGGATAAGAAATACTTACAGTTTCACCATATAATAACTTAAAGAGATACGCAATACTAAAAGATGTACCCTTAGATGAATAAAAATCTTTAATTGATTTTATAGCATTTCTTACATCAATCTTTGTATAATCTAGACTTGGAACATCTGGAAGGAATTGTTCTGTATATTTGTCAAGAAGTCTCTTAACAAAGAGTTGATCCAAGCATTTTACTGGAGTATTAACCTCTGCAGATGTTGCAGTAGTGTTATTCGTGAAAACTGCGTTACCATCTTCAGTATATGCAGTAATACCACTTGCTGCTCTAGCACAACCTTCAAATTGTGCCTTTGTATACTTACTACCATTCTGATTTACTGTAAATCCAGTAACTTGATTTAATCCCACATTTGCAGATGCTTCTGCAGATGGTGGAGACTGAATGAATATTGTTGGTGGATTAGCAGAACTATAGTCTCTACCAAAATTAACAATATTAATATCAATGATTCTACCATTGAATATTGATGCTACTGCAGTAGCTCCACTACCACCAGCATATGCTCCAGTTCCATCTGTTCTATCATCTAAGATGTATACAGAAGGAACATCATCATATCCACTACCACCACTCAATAATTCAATAGAAACAACTCTTCCATCACCATCAACCTTAGTTTCTAATACTTGAGCACCTATAGGATCTATTATTGCAATTCTAGGAACAGTTTCATATCCCTGACCAGAATTCAAAATATTAATACTCTGAACTTGACCATCTACCATTACTGCCTGTAATGAAGCTTTAATACCATCTTCACCTGTTGGTTCATCAACATATATTTCAGGAACAGTTGTATATCCAAATCCCTTCTCTAAAACTTCAATAGTTCCACTAATAGAACCCCCAATCATCGTTGGAGTGCCTATTTTTGCCCCACCTGGTTGTTTAAAAGTTAATCTAGGTGTAAAAGTATATCCACTACCAGAATTAACTATTTCTAAATCACTAACTTGTCCATTAGTGACTGTTGCTTTTATTTCTGAAGTTTTTGCACCAGGTTTAGTTGGATCTTGAACAATTACAGTTGGTGGATTAGTATCACTATAACCTTTACCACCATCCAATAATTGTACTTCCTTAACACCGTTAACAAGTGCTGTTGCAGAAGCACCACTACCAGTTAAACTATTGATTGATACTTTTGGTGGATACTCATATCGATAATTATCACCATTAACACTTGTAGAAATTCCTGTAAGCTGACCATCATCATCAATACGAGCATATCCTACAGCATCAGCACCAAAAGAAGGAATTGGTGCTTCAACAGCAAACAATTCCAAATATCTACCGTTTAAAGGTGGATTTTTAAATATAAATTGATCGTGGTCAATATAAAATTCTTCTTTTGGTATTAAAAGTTGATTATCATATATTGCATAAACATATTCATCAATAACTGGTTCATACCTCTCATTATTCCTAGTAATAGTGAATTGCCTTTTATCATCACCAAAACTATTGGATATATTATCAATTTGTACTATAGGACTCTCAACAAAACCACTCATGTATGTTATAGTAGTGGAAGATGTGTCATCAGCATCCAATTTTGCTCTAGGAGGCTCAGTAAAGACAATATCAGTACCATCTACAGTAAAATCCAAAAGAGGTACTTGCAATTCACCATATACTTTAACAATTAAATGCTGTGCAGATGGTGGAGCAATAGGATTATCCTGTGATGTTAACGGAAATCTCTGCCTAGAACCATCAAAAAGTGATAATGGACTTGCAAGACCAGTCCATTTTAACTGAACCTGCTCGTATGAAATACCTGGACTTAACGCAATATTAGGTGAAGCTGTTGTTTTCTCGTAATATATTACTTCGTCGCCAATTAATAATGATCCATTCTTCTCTAAGAAATCATCAACAGACTCTACAATTATCTTATCATCAGTGGCAGTTATTGGTTCTACAATCTTTGTCGTACCATCAAGAATCCCAACATCCAGTTTATCAATATCCAGATATTGTAGAAAATTATTAACTATATTCTGTCCTAGACCAGTCTTTTCTTGAGATCTATAATAGTACTCAATAAACTTATTAAACAGTGGATAATCCTGTTCAACAAAATCAGGGGTTAATGATTTAACTGACTGAGAGACTTTATTCGTATTTGCCATCTAATTTTAGAAACAAGTCGAGCTGTTTGGATCACCTGTATTAGTAATCGGAGTTACCTCAACCAAAGTTGGTGTTTGGTTAAATGTTTGTGGTGTCAAACTATTTAGAGGAATAGTGGTAGGTGGAATAGTTCCAATTGGTGCTACCGTTACTTCAGGATTAACTACATTAATAATAGTACCAGGAGTTGACGCTGGAATTGTCGTATTATTGCCTGGTATAAAGAGTACTGGGAGGTTTAAATTCGTAGGTAATTTAGTAGGATCAATAACAGTACCTGTTCCTGTTACAGGATCGGTTAAATCCATGTTTGTTGAATCAGGAACATCATCGCCTGCACCAACAATATTAATAGGACCTATACATATTTCCCCAGTATCGTAATTAATACTACCAGCAGAATTATTAGTATAAACCTTCTTATTTCCAGTATTATAGTATGTTTTTAGTTTACCAAACCCATCATCTTCAAATAATTGATCAATACCTGGTCTATCAGCAGTCCTAAAGTTTCCAGAAAGTATAACTGGCTCTTTATTACATGCTCCATCTGTATTACTAGGAGCACTATTATAAAGAGCACCACCAGTAGAAATACAATAAGTATTTGTCTGATTGGCATCTGCTCTAATATACTTTAAAAGAGAGGTTTGAACAGAAACGTCACTAACTGCCTTATCTGCTAAAGCAATTGCTTTTTGGAACTGTTGGTTTCTAAACGTAGAGTTGAAATTATTGATTTGAGTTTGTGTAGCCCAATCATTAATAGCATTTTGAATATTAGTCTTAATATCAGATGTATTGCTTGTTACACCAGTATCATAAAGAACAAAGACTTTAGGATAGATATAAAGCTCATCTGGATCAATAACAACAGGATCTATAGATGCCATTGAATATGATCTTAATTTTGTCTGCAAATCTTTCTTAGACTGGTCATTCAAAAGAGATCCAGTCTTAGTTTTAACAGCAACGTATACTTTACCGTATATTGGAGGTGTTAAAGAATCTCCACCATAAGCAACAACAGACTCAGCATTAGAATAAAGATTTTTAGTAATAACAGCGTAATCCTGTGCTGTTACTGCTCTATATTGAGAAGCATAGAATCTTGGAGCCATATACTTAATAGATTCTACTGTTTCTGGATCATCACCCATTTGAGAACGTTCTTTAGTAGTAAGAATAATATCAGCGTTAGAAACTGATACATTATTACTATCTTCCATAGATCCAATATAACCAAAACCCGTCACTTCATTTGCTTCTTTCCCAGAACAGGTCAAATACTCAAAATTAATAACTTCACCATCTTTTAATTTTCTACCAATACTATCATCACCAAATCTTACTCTATACCTCATATCCTCACCTTCAGAGATGAAATAACTACGTGTATTACCAGTTAGATTAGTAACAGTTTCTACAGCGTTATAGAGGTCTGAAGTAGTAGAAGATTCGTTTGCTTTAACTGTAACCTTTAAAGTCTCTATATCAGCGTCTTCTGAAGGAATTTTATATTCTTGAGTCTGGAAAGTATTAACAGTATATGAAAAATTAATTACAGATCCTTCATTGATAGTAACACAATCAAAAATCGCTTTACCAGTTACAGTATCAACTTCTGCAGTAATATCTTCTAAAGTATTCCAAATATAATTACTACCTCTTGCAACTGGACCCTTTTTCAAAGTAACTGAACTAGGATATGCCTGATTAGTCTGAGATGTTTGTACTTCTAAATTTATTGCTGCTTTAGAGCATGTAATTGATCTAGGAACATAATTTAGTAGTTTAGCAATATTAACAATATTATCTCTAATCGTAGCTGATGGTAAAAATACCTCATTCATTGCCATATTAGACATAAATGCTGAATAATAACTATTATACGCTAAAACATCAACAAGATATGATAGTGTAGATCCATTGAAATCATAATCTGTGAACTCATCTCTAGTCCTCAAATATGAATTTATAGAAGCTTTGATATCTTCAAAGTCTAATGCTGTTAACTTATTCGGTTGCATTTTAAGTAGGTCTCTGTAATACGAATGCTATAGATTCCACAATAGGTAAGCCAACAACCTTATATCTAACGGATACTGATACTTTACCTGAACTATAATATGGAGTTAAGTTACAAGATATTAATTGTACTCGACTTTCATACTGATTAATGGTATTTATGATGTCACTTTGTATTGAATCGACTGAGAATGCATCTAACTGTTCAAAAAGTCTTTGATATATTCCACAACCAACATTACTTCTAAATAATTTTTCTCCTGGTCTAGTTAAGACTAGATTTTTAATAGATTGTTTAATTGAATTTTCATTTGTTACCTTTGAACAATCATCAGTAAACCTATTTTTAGAGAATGCCATATTAATATCAGCAAACCGCCTGGATTTACCTTTAGTTAATTCTGCTCCTGTTATTGGTTTTAATGCCACTATTCACCTTCCCTTTTTTTAAGATAATAGTCACTTCTTGGGTCTGTAATTAGATATTTACAATGTTCCCAACCATTCTTTCGGAATTCTTCAGACATATCAACAGGTCTATTTGCCACACCCTTTCCATACGTCTTATTATAAGCTGCCTCCATTTCCTCTGCAGTAGGTCCTACAGAGCTGCCTCTTGGTACTATACTTTTGACTATAATGGGATCACTCATGAATAAAGACGGTATACGTCCTTATTATTTATCTATTAAACATAACGTTTTTCACATCCTTCTTTATTTGGTTCTGTTTTTCCACATCTCGTCTTTTTTTATTCTCAGTCATATCTGCCATTGTTTTAGAATCTAAAAAATGTGTCATACACCATCTACCCATATTTTGACCTGCATATTTTGGATGCAATCTAACTTCCAGAACCTGATGCCTAATAAATGATGGGAAAAGTATCATTCTATTGCTAACTACTTCAATATCAAGCTTATAATCAGGAAATATAAACTGCCCTCCTTCAAATTTTTTAGGTTCTTTAAAAAACCAAAATAGACCAGTAACCGTTGATGCATCTGTATGTGCTCTATAATAGTTGTCACTTTCATAATATGACAATAATGTAGCATCATAGTCGCAAGTCTTAATAAAATTGGTAAAAAACCAACTTTTTCCCTGTTGTAAGACCTCTTCTGTGAAAATTTTGCGATTTAGGCGTAAAATTTCGCATTTTTCCCGTTTTTTTGCAAAATATTCGTCTAAATGAATGCATTTATTCATTTTTAGGAAGCCATTCTCATCAAAAGCACTATAAGAGTCGACTGGATCTAAGAAAATGTCCTCTTTATACAGTTTATCGACCTCATTCCACAATATTTCCATCTCTTCTTCATCAAAGTAATCATCAACAACGATGAATGGAAACCCATGTTCATGTGTTTGTATTTGCATAATTAATAATTGCTCTCGTTTCTATCGAAGACTATGTTAAAAGATAAACTCATTCTATCATGATTTGTCTGATTTGTCGTTATACCATGCATCAACCAACCAGGAAAGAAGGCAAGCAGACCATTACTAGGAACTATTTGCTCTCTTTCACATAAACCTTTATAGCAAAAAGATGAAGTCATAGCAGGAGTTGGATTTTCAAAGTATATATTACCATCAGATCCATCAGTTTTATAATAGTATACTCCAGACACATCACTAGTACCATGATGATGGCAATGTCCATAATTACCTTTTTTAAATAAAGAAATCCATGAACTTCCAATATATCCATTAGTATGAGGAAAACCTATAGCTTTCATATAATGGTCTAAATGATATACAATTTGATCTCTCAAAAAGTTTAGATCATTTTTAATAATGAAATTATCTTTAAAAGTTGGGTCTGAAAGGAAATGGGTTGCACCCCAATCCCCTTTCATTCCAAATTCAACTTCTTTTACTGCTGTAGTAATTTCATTTTGTATTTCATCGAAATTATCAACCTTCTCCACCCAATATATTGGAGTTGGATACAAATTAGCTAAAGTGCCTTTCATTTTCCAGTAATAGTTCCCCAGAGTACTTTAAGTAGTCCTTTTTTAGCATCTCCCTGAAGTTCATCAAAAATATACATGTTAAGTCTGAATGCATAGTTTGCTTCAGCAATTAATGAATTGACTTGATTCTCATTAACTTCTAATCCATCTAGAACTGCCCTGTAATCGGTTTTAAACGCCTTTGCATCATTTATCATAGGAAAGTCGTAAAAGTGTAATCCCTCTCCTTCAGGGGGATTTAACGCCTTCTTAGCAATACCCTTAAGGATTTGACCACCTGATAAATCACCAATATACCTAGTATAATGATGTGCTATAAGAAGATATGGATCCTTCTCTGCAATTTCATTAAGTCTATAGCAATATGTGTTACAAGCCTCTGATGGGGTTAACATATCTCTGTACATAGGACCATAGTAATATCTAAGATCTCTATTAAGAAATGCGGTTCTATAAAGTTTAGCACCCCACTGCTTTAATACACTTGCTAGAGGATCCTTAGTTTCCTCTATCCTCTGCTCCATTGTCTCATAGACATAATAAAAGTCCGTGATTAGTTTACGGTACTCTTCTGGGTTTAATACTCCTTTAAGGAATCCAGCAACAAATTTAGTATTTTCTGCTGCATTATGAGATTTTTTAGTACCTTCTTTTAATCTAGTTGATAAAGTCATAATTCTCTATGTTTTTTTAGGAAAATGTTGCCTGATATAGCACATCTACCGTTACACTTATTAGGTGGAACCTTGTGCTTCATTCTACTTTCAAAAATAACTACCTTACCTGGTCTTGGATCTATTATACCCTCTGGATTCTGAAATAGCAAGGGTGATGATCCTTCTGGAACATTGACATAATAAACAAAGGAATAACAACTAATTCCATGATTATGCCATTCTATATCTTCACCTTCCTTATATGTAACTGCCCATGTCTCTACTGTCTTAAAATCATGCTCTGGAGGATCAAACTGATCATCAATAATTCGTTGAACCCAATCAACCATAGTTTTAACATGCTCTTGACTTGAATACAAGTCCCAGTCAGTCATTGTGCAATGTGCTTCTTCAGGATTTACTCCTGTCTTACCAGATCCCAAATCTTGTATGATATAAAATAATTTCTCATTAATATCATTATATGGTGGATAATGATATTCACCAATTTTCTTACCTGTATGTTCTGGTAGAGATACTATAGAAGTACTAGTACTACGATGATTTCTTTCTAATGTACCTGTTTCTACAAAGTCACTTAAATCCGTATTCATTTCTACAGGTACTTTTGTATTAGTATTGAGAACTATATTACCAGATATAGAAATTCTATATTCATTATTATTAAAGAATGGGTATACCTGATGCTTTAAATTAGATGGGAATAGAAGCATAGTACCTTCTAATGGTGATCCCATATCATACCAAAATGAATGACTAGCACCAAAAATATCAGTATAATGAAATTCAAATGATCCATTTGAAGCATGACCTGACATCTTACCTGCTCTTTTAGCAATGGCAACTTCTGGATTTGATCCTGTTTCGTTCTGTTCCTCATTAGTATAAGGAATTTTCATCCAAATAACAAAACTAAAACATCCAGTATGGTCGTGAGTAGGGTTATATTCACCTTGACGCTGATAATTTACCCACCATTTATGTAAACAAAAAGGATGTAGGTTATTAACCGCAATTTTATCTCCTGGATTACCAAAGTTATGCATATAATCTTGCATCAATGGATCCAAGACGTTAATGAAAAAGTAATCTTCCTTATCTTCAAGATAATAACTGTCCATTACATGACCAGCAAGCATCTCACCACAAGTTTCTCCCTTATTACCAATCATATCCCAAAGGAACTTCATATGATCCGCACTAAGTTTTTTCTCCATCCACCCACCAGTAAAAGGTACGATAGGTCTAGAAGACTCTTCCTTACTATTGTAATAATCTACTGCATTTGCTGGTTTTAGATATAAATCCGATTCTCCTTGAGTATTCCTTGGTACTGGTGGAACACCTTTAGGAATTCTATAATCATATGATTCATCAGCAATACCAGAATTACCCTCCCTTTGTATAACAGAGGATTTAGATTCTCTATCAGGGTTCTTTTTCTGATTAATAATGCCCATTATCTACCCTGTCCTCGATAGGCTTTCTTCTTTGCATTACGTGAAGTAGCACTCAACTTAGTATGAGGACTTCTTCCTTGACGAGTCTTTTTAGGTTGCGGAAGAATGTAATCAGTATTACTCCACGCACCACCATTTTTGAACTTTGGCATAATTAATCTCCAATAAAAACGTCTTTACTCCCACCTGAGATAGTTGATAAGCAAGGCCACGTAGTTGTGTTCTCACCTAAATCGTCACCTATTCTACCAGCAAGCTTGCCTGTAATCCATACAGTCTTCGTACTAGAGTAACATCTCCGTTGATGTCCCTCTGAAGACTCTCTACCACCTGATATACCCTCCGTGCAATGCCACGCAGGACTTGATCTGACAGTAAAACACTTTCTACCAACGGAAGTAGTAGTGTGTTTTGTTTTAGTAGGGTGTAGAACAAGCTCATCTCTATCTATGATAGGGATCTTGTTGTTTATTATAACACTCCTTTCTAACTTTTGTCTAGGTTTTTGTTCAGTAGGTTTCCAAGTTGTAACAGCATCCATCTGTGCTACGGGTTTTGGGTTAATTTGCCCTGCTGTTGGTGAGTGAGGGCATCCACCAAGTACTCCTCCACCTAGTCCTGGGTGGTGTGAAGATCCACTACCACTACCATGACCGCTACAATTACCTTTAAATAACGCTGCTCCTATTGCCATTATGGTAAATACATTCCTGTATCGTAAGGGTTTCCGTATGCAGCGATTGCTGCGTTCCAAGCTGATCTAGCTCTGGTTAGATCATTCCATATTTTCATCTTTCCACTTGCAGTCCACGGTTTGCATCCATCCCCAAGTAACCCAGACATGGTAATTGTCTGATTTGGACCAGGAGTTGAACCTGCAGGTGCAGTACATGATATATGTCCACACCCACTTTCCACGGTACTACATGATAATGTTACATTAATATCTATACTATCTTGGGGATCTGGTCTATATTGCTTCATCATATACTTAGTATACTCTGACGCATGAGGTAATTCACTCACTCTTCCCTGTACTGTAGTGACATAACGCTCATCATGGTTACTAAATTCAGGAATAATCTTTTGTGTTATGTCATCTATGTGCTGCATTCTACTTCTATGATTCTCATCACGGAGATATTTCTTAAGAATATCTTTTAAATCCGTAGGTATTACAGTACTATTCTCTACTATGCTCATATCTAAGTCATCAATTGCGTTAGTTTCCTTTAATGGGTTTGTAGCACTGTCACTATACATCCTTTGAGCCTTTTGTCTAACACGTTGAGCGTCAGGATCACCTTTAACACTGAAGTCTGCTACCTTATATTGATCTAAAAAGTTCTGAGGTAGGTTTTCTATTGCTCTTAACGTAGCAGCAGTTGATACTGAGTCACCTTCTGGCAAAGAAAGTAGGTATGCTCTTATATCATCCGCATATGTCGATCTATATGCACCGTTATCTATGGTACGATCTACTACCTTATGTACATTTCTTATCTGTAATTGCGGTGGAGATGAGGAAGAATACCCAGATCCTCCGTCAGTTACCTGAATACCAGTCATCGCACCGCCTACAAATTGAGCATTTACAGTTGCTCTCTTACCTGTGGTGGTTAAGGGGGCGGTAATATACACATCTGGTACAGCATCTAGCGTTTGCCAACCAGATCCACCATCAACTATACTAATATTATCTACTTGTCCATTAACAATAGACATAGTAACCTGTGGTACTCTTAGGTCATGGAACCTATTTGGTGCATCTTGATCTACATCAGCAGTAACATACTGTATAGACTTATTCATAAACTCATAAAAACCTACAAGATGTGCTCGGTCTGGAATACCCCAACCTGCTTTTGCTGTAATTACGTGGTTCCTATCAGATGTATACTGTGTCTCTTTAACAAAATTACTACCACAAGCATCAATATATGCTATATGGTATGGAAAATTATCTAAATCGGTATGAAATACACGAGTTATTATATGACCATTGATTGTATCACCTGCTCTTAGTACATCAAACCCTTCTTGACCCTCTGTTGCTTGTACTGGACCTACTGTTTTAATTTTTATGTTATTAGTAAGAACAGTTGTACTATTATCTGGAAGGGTATGAGTATAACTTAGAGGAAATGTGGTTCCCACGGTGTAGCCCGTCCCAGGCGATAAGACCTCTGTAATACGCCAGGACGTGCCTGAAAAGACTGTTGGGTCTGGATCATCATCAAATATAGGTTTAATCTCAACTTTAATCCTAAGACCTTGTGCAAGACCAGAATCTAATTCAAATATCTTGAAGTCACTGAACGCCTCGTCGCCAGCCTGGTAGGGGTTCTGTGCCGTAGTATACTCAGTACCAGTCGTTTCATTCTCATTCCAACTATCAGTATAGGTTACTCCATCATATGACAACTCAAAGTCTAGACATCCATTAGGTAACGTGGTTGAAAGCGAGTCATAACTGAACGTTAGTTTAGGACTTTGAGTATCTACTGCAAATAAAGTCGAATGAGGGCAGTCGGGGTCGTCTGAATCCCTTCCTTCATTTCCCACAGTATACGATATTGTGGTCGAAGCGGGGGTGCAGTCAAAATCACCACAAGGAAAACAAGTAGATGATGATGAATATTCTCCTCCACTATCTGTATTATCTGTTTCTTCTGTCTCTATATGATAGCAAGGTGTTCCTAATATACCTGCTTTATCGGTAGTATCAAATAAGTATGACATCCATGTATCAGAATACCCAAAATCAAAAGAAAGACCTGTAGGGTAGTAGTCATATACAAATAAACAATCTCCAGCACTCTCTCCTTCTTCTAATGACTCAACGTTTAAGCGAGTTGCCTTACCACACATACCATCAGTTAACATGTCTGCTGGATTTCCACCTTCGTTGCATACTAGATCAGATTGATACTGAACAGTTGTGCCATCTCTCGCAGGTACGTTGTAAGGTAGATTACCTATTCTAATCGTTGCTTGAGGGTATTCGATAAATTCTACACTAACACCATCAGCAGTACCTGGATGAGATCTCACACAGGAATTTGTATATCTTTCTCCAACAGGTTTACAACCCATTTATCTTTTCCTCTAAAGCAGTAAGTCTTTTACCATGATCTGTAGAAGGTGCTTTATGTGCCATTGCTTCTAATTCTTCTAACCTACGATATATCTCATCATAGTTCTCTTTAATATTTAGATACTCCTCTGCTCCTTTTGGTTTATATAATATCTTCTCAGGAGTTGCTAGGTCATTAACATACTTTGTGACCTCTCCTAGACGTTCTGCTAGTCCTTGTACGCACTGATTGAGTACTTCGTGTGCCTCTGCATTATCTTGCCAAGGATCATACTCTGTAATATTCTGATTAGGATCACTCATCACTTTTTTTAAATGTTAGTTTAGGTTCTTCTAAGGAGTATTCTAACACATCTTCTATATTCCAATCAAGTGCTTCTGCAACTTCTTCAGGAATAGGAATGTATGCATCACCAAAATCATCCTCTTGTAGGGTAAGTGTGAATCTCTTTGACATATTCAGTTATCATAAACGGTTAACCGATGAAGTGGATGGTGTTCTTTTCTTAAAATCTTCCCAACTTTTAACTACATCTTTAACATCATTTATACAATCTGTACTTACACAAAGATCAGCACAGGCATACATTCTAGTATCAAGACATCCCTCGTGCCTTATAAGGGTTTCGAGAACCCATGTACGTGTGTCTTGGAAATCTTGTGAAAACTCTACGGTCATGTTTTTTACTGGGGAAATTTTTTTAAAATATTTTTATATATCACTTGCTCTTGGGAACCTTTGTAGGTTAGGGTCTCTTACTTTTTTAATATAAGGGCCGCATCAAACATCGAGAACCCCCATCACCACTGTCATTTGGGCGGAGTTCTTTACATTTAGTAGATCAATTTAACTGTCTGAGTGTTACATAAGCATTAAAAAGGGAGTGCTGTTTAACACTCCCATTCTAACATTATGCTGCTAGATTGTCAAGAACTGACTGGTCAATCTCTGTTACGTTTGTAACATTTTTCAACCACTTATTTATGTGGCGAGATGTAGTAACTGACCAAAACTTAGAGGTTCTAACATAACCCTCAGAGGGTAAATATGCTGCTACTGGTGTTCTATAACTGAAGAAGATTTGTGTTCCGTCGTTGATAGTAACTTCGTTCTGATTAGCAGCGATAGGTGTTAGTTTCATTTTAGGATTAATCCTTTGTTTGTTACTCTCTTATTATAACCCCTGAGAGGTTACTTACAACAACCTGTGTGCCACTTTGTCAGGTGTCACATACTATGTGTTAACAACTCAATGTAATTAGGTCATGGGTTTCTGTTACCTCTCAAGGTAAATTGTAGCATAATTTGTGATACTTTGCAAGAAATGTGTGCTTTCTACGATATACTTGACAGTCGGTAGATTGCATGCTAAGAGTGTTATTGTTTTCCACATTTCCACAGGTAAGTAACACTCAACCTAGTTTAATTAACCATTTAATTGTTTTCAACAATTCAGGGTAAGTTTTCCACATCCCTGTTAAATAGTGTCCATAATCTATGTTTTCTGATATAATCCCACTGCATGATAATTAACTCCTTAAGTGTTATAAACACATAGTTAATCTGTTCTCCGTGAGTAACATTTAAGTCATACTCTTTGTTCTCACTATTTGTCATTGTACGTCCTCATATCTTCCCTCTTGTGATTTATACATAGCGGATGAAGATTGTTGTTCTTCCGTATTACTTTGTAACTCCAATTCATCCCAGTATTTGTTGTTAACTAAGAGATTAACTTCATTATATGGATAACAACTATGTTTTGCAATTTCAGGCGATTTATTCCACCTATGGAGTGTAAGAGTTATATACATTTTGTCAATGAAATTAACCTCTCCTATTTCATCTTTCCATTTGACAATTTGTCCTTTCTTAAACTCATTTAGTCGCATGTAATCCTCCTCAGTGATTGTCAACAACGTCCCAAAACCATCCGATTGATTTGATATAATCAAAGCATGAATGTTTAGGCAATTCTTTATACCTATCTCCTCTAGAGTTTCTAACACCATCCATGTACAATTCTAGGTCACTAATTGTTTCAAACGTGCCATGTAATTGCTCTGAATTGTCATAAACTTTGTACTGCATTTGTCTAAGGGAAATTGTTAACTAGAGAGAACAATCATCAACATTATTATATGTGAGTTGATTGTAATCATATCATCATAAGTCATAATTAGATGATTAAATATGTGTCGAATTCTTTTTGTTCAACACGTCTAACTTTCAAATAATCGTTAACATCTTCATCATACAATGTTACTGGTTTAAGTAACTCTTCCTCTGGCAAGTTTTCCAGAGTTGTTAATAAGTCAAGATAGGTCATTTGTTCATTAGATGTGAATGTATCAACATAACTATCCCACCCAGTTGTTAATGTATTCCACTGAATTAGGATAATTGGTTGCATAATAGTGAGTTAATTAGTATTACTTATAATGCACCATGTTGTCGAGGTTGTTATCATTTTCATTAGGTAATTCTGCCCCACTCTTTGATACATACTCTTTGATAATTGCGTATGCTTGATTAAAAATAGGAGTGAAATCTAATGACCCTCGTAGATCATGTGCAAGTTCATCTATCTGCTCTGATGTTAAACAATGGTCAGGATGTCTAATATCACATAGAGGGATAGTATGCTCCACTAATTCATTCAAATTAATGGTAATTTCATAGTCACGATATACTGGCATGGGGGGATTAGGGTGTAATTGTTGATAATCAGGAGTAATGATTACGTCCATATTTATCTCTCCCAGTACATTGAATTAAACTCAGCAATGTTTAAGTAATCATCATCATGTACCTGGGAATTGTTATCAATTTCAAATACAAATTCCTCTGCAAAATATTCAACTGGGATGCCTCCTAAATCCTCACAGCAACGTAATATGTCACCTATTTGTTCATCTGACATCTCACATTCATCAATGCAAAATGCAATGTCTCGTTCTAATTGTGTCATGGTTGTTGTTAATTAAGGAACAAAAAATCGGGCGTTGATCCACACCTACTGGCATAAATCTTCAAATCTTGCTTTAGCAATAGACTCACAAGATTCTTCATCTAAATGAGAATATTCTTCTAAAACTTCCTCATAGATTGTTTCTAATAGTGCTTCGTGATGTAAAACTGACATAATAATTAAACTCCAATTAATGATACTGAATTGTTGTGATCTTGCTTTAAATGTAAGCAAGTCTTATGAATTTGAAAGAGCAAAGACATATTAACTCCCTCCCAATCTGACCACTCTGATACATAATCCCAAGTGTCAAAATCACCTGTGCCATCAACATTTAGTGGGCATGATTTGAATTCTAAATCTTCATCAATCCAGAAGATTCTTCCAAAAGCGTCACTACTATACATTGTAAGTAACCTCCGTAGATGATA